AGCGCACGCGAACACGACCAAGTTCTGTTCCATATAAAGCAGACCCAACATACAAAGTCACATTGGATTGAACATCTGAAAAAGTATAGTTGCCCCCAGAAGGATTAGGTTGCCAACCCGCGTTATTATATGGAATTGTGCGAGCGCCACGAACGACTGTTCCATTTACTTGACAGTAAACCATAATGCGTGGAACGTGACAACACAAGTAGAATTTCATCCCTTGAGGATGAGAACGTAACGTCGTCAGTTGTCCAGCTGTTAGAACTACCATTATGGAGTCACTTTCACCATCTGCGTGAAACGCAGGGTCACATCATAATAACCTTGAATCCCACGTTGAGCCTCACTACCGATTTCAGGTCTATGCATCTTGGCACTGAAATACTGATAGGAATCTTCCTCATCTTTTGTACGAACATATACATCGGCACTTTCAATGCCTGCGGTGAAGAAATCCATAATCCAGGTCCAACTGGCAACTGGCATAAATGTAAAATGCCATGAACATACAGGGTAACCATCGTAGTATTCATTGCCACTTCCTGTAGTGTAACGCTCTACACCCAAGTGAAATTCATGAGGTGATGGAGGTTCCTGAATAGCACTCTGTGCTTCGATATTGGTCATACTGGCTAGGGCTTTTCCTAATTCAAAACTATACAAATATGGTGGAACGTTTTGGGGTCCGCGGACTGTCATTTCAACACCTCGGAAATAGCAGTATAGGCCGCATCTTTACTGGCGCGCTTAAACCAACGTCTATCTGCCTCTGTAAATGTACCGTCAAAGTGCCAATTAGATTGTTGCACAATAACAGTCGCACTTTGATTTCTTCGCGTTAATTGCAATGCCATTGGTAACGGAACCGACGGTTTGCTATAAGAGTTAATGGCCTGCACTAATTCTGTAATATTCCAGTCACGCCATCCATTCTTTTCTGGCGGATTCAGTGCATGCACCAAACTAGTAATAGGAAAACCTGTATTCTCAGTTGAAACTGCATTGGCAGCAATCTTTTCACGTTGACTGACACGGAACAGTGTCATGGCGGCATCTGCTCCCCAGGTTCCTTTTTCCCAAGGTGCTGTAGCGGCTATAACACCGGCTGTTGTTAATCCACCTTCTCCGCCTGGCGGGTTTAGACCACGCACAAGAGAGAAGAGGTCTTTTTCAAGAGGTGCCGTTGTTTGACCCTCTTTTAACAATCCCAAACGTTTCAATTCGTCATTGGATAAGACATATTCTGGCCCACGTTCTCCTAATTGGTAAATACCATGAGTTACCCACCCCCCTGATGCTCTATTCTTCAATGTATTGATAATATTCTGAATAGTCGAAGAAATAGTTACTATTTTATCAACCCAGCGCGAATCAGTAGCATACCCGCCATTCTTTAACGCCTGCGTGAACGATCTTACGTTACTATAACCCAATGCGGATTTAAAGTTAGATTGTTGCATTACGTTACCAGCAAAGTCTGCAAATGCTTCACCCCAGTTGTTATAAGCACGGAAAGTTGATACTTGAGGGGACATCACTCCTGCAATCTCCTCATTTGAAGAGGTACTAAATCCACCTGCTGGTCCGTATCCTTTTACACCAAATAGGTTGTAGTTATTACAATATTTCCCCCACCCCGTATCATTAGCAGCAATAGATAACATTGCCAAGGCCGGTATTCCATATTGCTTCTCGATGGCTTGGGCATATCCAAGCAAGGCATCTACAAAAGCTGTTGATCCTCCTGTAATATGAGTAGGAACCTTAGGCACGAGTTTTACGGTTCTACCAGGAACTGCCGTTGTAGTTGTCTTGGCTACACTGGTTGAACCAACGTTTGATGCTCCTGCCCCAGCAATCCCAGCTCCACTTGTAACTGTTTTAGACGTACTCGTTGTAGTTGAACCAGTACTTGCTGACACTTTAGTGCCCGTTGTAGTTGTCTTGGCTACACTGGTTGAACCAACGTTTGATGCTCCTGCCCCAGCAATCCCAGCTCCCGTTGTAACCAAGGAGCTAGTCTGAGAAGAAACAGTGCCCAGGACTTCGGCCATAATAGCCGCTAGTCTGTCTCCATAATATTGCTTAACCCAATCAAGTTCTTTGTCAAACGCGGCCATCAAGCGAATCCCACGCCTAGCGAAGACGTCTTGCAATTGTTCTGGGGTAAGTTCCAAGGATTCTAGCTGGGCCCTGATTTCAGCCTTAGAGTTCTCGTCGAATAAGGCCATGTCTTCTTGATGATGTTTCTCATAGAGTTCCATCAATTCCAGATGACGTTTATTTAACTTGACTTTCATCTGATAAGTCTGGTAATCGTAAAGTTTTAGCTCCGCCTCATGCTCTCGCTGCAGTTCTTTCAGACGGTAGTCAAATTCTTCTTTCAGGGTTTCCAGGGAGCGTTCATAGCCCTTTTTCTCTTTCTTTAACGCGTCGTCAATACGTTGCTGTAATTCTTTGAGTTCCTTTTCATTTTGTTTGGCCAGATCAGCGAGTTTACGTTGATTTTGTCGTTCCATGAGGAACAGTTGTCGTTGAAATGCTCTATCAGCTAATTCCTTTCGACGACGTTCGGCTTCAGCTAGATCAGCCAGTTCCTTTTCCAGATTGCGTTTGCGCTGTTCAGCCTCTTTTTTGCCCGCTTCCAGCACATCATTCTTACTATCCTCGTAATCTTCCTTGCGACGCTGTAAATACTTATTGTAATCTTTGAGTTCATTAAGCATTCCACGAGCATCACGTCGGGCAACTAGCTCCCACATGCGTTCTAGGTGATCTTCTCGTGCGCGCTTGATGTCTTTCAGATAATCTTTATAGAGGTTGGCGAGGCGCTTGTTCTTATCCTCCTCGTCCTCCTCTTCTGTCTTATTTTGCTCTGCAAGCCATTCTTCATAATCCTTAATAAGCTCTTGCTTACGATATGTATACTCCTCTGCAGCTTGAGCTTCAGAGTAAGCATTTTGCTCATAAGCGTCCGATACACTGAGAGCATAACTAGTCTGGTAATCAGCTAACCGTTCCGCTTGTGATATAATGAGGCGCTCTCGGTCTACTTGCCCTTCCTCGATAATATCTGCCATGTTTTGTTGATGCTGACGTTCTAGTAACTCAATTTGACGATACATCTGTCGATAAGTATCTTCGACAGACGTGTTATACTGTCTCCACAATTCTCCTCGTTGCTCCAAGCGATCTTCGTCAAATTGTTGTAAGTCTATCTGGAACTGTTCCTCATTACGTTTAGTCTGAAGTTGGTAAGAAGCTTCAGTTTCCTCTCGTTTTTTGAGATAGTCATCATAAGCATCAAGAACATCTCCGTAAGTATCTTGCAATGCCTTGAAAGTTTCATCGGACCAACCTCCCATGGCTTGAATGCCCAATTGGGAGGTTTTCATTTCTGTTTGAATCGCTCGGATATCTTGTTTCGCCTTGAGCGTGATATCAGAGGTGGCCATCTCCTTGCGTAATACGGCTTCTGCGTCTGAGATTTTATAACGTAAATCTAACTGTTCTTGCAACAGTCGAACTATTTCCTCATATGTATCTACCTCTGCCTGACCACTTTCATAGAGATCGGGAGCCTGCATTCTAAATTTATAGTATGCAATTTGGCTCTCCAACTCTTCCTTGGTCATGGTAGGCGCTTCTTCGAGTTTGGTTTTCGTTAAACTCGCAAGTTGCTTTTTGACTACAGGATCAATAATTACATCTTTTACAAGCAATGTAACCAATATAGCTAGTGCGCCCAGTCCTACTCCCTTTGCTGTGATTCCTACAGATGCTAAGGCAGTTGTTAATCCCTTAGCCCAATCAACAGTTTTAACGAGTTGACTGGCAATGAGAATGTTAGTCAGCAGTTGTAGGAATTGTCCTGCTGATGTTACTAAACCACCCATGGCAACAGAAACTGCACTAACATCAACACCCAAATGTGTGAGTGTTGGGAATCGTTCGATAATATTAGCTAGAGTACGAAAGGCATCTGTATACTGTTCTACATATCCAATACCTTCAGTAAAAATAACCCGCCCAATATCATCGACAGCATTCTGCCAGCGGTTTTGCAAGTTATTGGCTGCAGCAGCATCACTAGATTCCCATTTTTGGATAGATGCGGTCCATAAGCTCGTAGCATTTTGAATGGTATAGGGGACTCCAGTCATTTCTTCCTGGAGTTTCTTGTAAAGCAGAACTTCATTATCTATAATACCAGACTGTTCTTTATAAGCAGCTTGATAATAATTAATCCCCTTCTCCCGTCCCTTCGATTGCAAATCAATCATATTCAGGAGCAAGGGCAATTCATTGGCAGTTGCAAGGACTGCGAGGCGCTGTTCCTTCTCGGCATCTGTCATACCCTGGGTGGCAGTAGTGACTTTATCAATAAAGTCATAGAGACCAACGAATCCCCCATTGGGGAAAATAATATCCTTCCAGGATTCTCCTGCCAACTTGTTGACATTAAAGAGTTCATTCATCTGTTCACTAACTTGTTTGGTTGGACGCAACAAGCTTAGATAAATCTGGCGTAAAGCTCTTCCAGCGGTCGTTCCTTTAATACCTGCATTCGCAGCATTTCCAAAAACGACCGCTAATTCGTCAAAAGAATCTCCAGCCTCTGCTGCTATTGGCCCTACATACTTAAATGCCTCTCCTAAGTCTGTAACAGATGCAAAGGATTTGGCAGATTGATAATGTAATGTACGGCTAATCTTATTAACAGAAGTTTCCTCTAGACCAAATTGGTGCATAACGCCACCAACATAGTCCATGGTTGTTCCCAGGTCCTCGCCGTTCATTGCTGCTAGACGGCTAATATCTACCGTAGAACTTAACACCTTATTAAGTTCCGAAGTAGAAGTAACCGTTCGACCTGTCCCCATACCCCAAATGCGCAATCCCTCCATTAGGTCTTGTGCACTAAAATTTCCCAGCGTTTCGGAGAGGTCTTGAACAGACTGTTCCATCTGTTTTTGGATTTTGATCGGCATTTCCATAGCAATAGCAGCTTTGGTTGAAGTGGCACTCAGTTGAGTATATCCTTCGCCTGCCGATAACATTGACTTAATGATAGTACTTCCAGCTTGAGTTAAATCACGACCTGTGGATTGGAGTCCATAACTAAGACGACGAAGGCCAAAGTACTTAACTTCCAGGTCCTGCATTTGTTTGGAAAAAGTATCGATCCAAAGTCCTTGCTGTTGTACTGCTTGTTGAGATTGACGTGTTGCAGTAGTTCCACCACGTAATGTAGAGGATACCGTTTTAGAAACATTGCCAACGGCCTCATTCATAGATGAACGTAGACGTTCAATCTCTTGAAGAGCTTTTTCAGCAGAAACCTCGAATTCAAATACGTACTTGGTTGTATAATCAGGCAAGTTTCATCCTGCTCTCATTTAATTTCTTGAGAAGCCTGGTTGTTAGGTCATCCACAAATTTCTTTTCGCTTGCTCCAATCGGCCACATAGGACGGGCTGGTAAGTTATCTGCGGAAGACCCTGTTTGGAGACGTTCAAAGTGTGGATCATTGGTACCAAGATATCCAGTATACCAACCAGAGGGACTTGAAATTTCATCGCGTACGCTGTATGGCGATACTCGTACGGTTAGTGAATCTCGCAATCGTCCCGAGCGAACCAAAATTGGCCCAACTCCATAACCTTCTGAAACGCGTTCTCTCAGAGTACGAGGGGCCAATTCAGCCCAATGCTCCGAACCGATTGCGGGGTTACTACCTTCCCCCTTAAATGTATTAGCTACCATTTCTACGGCTCGTTTTAATCCTTCCTTTCCTATGCGAGCAGGAGCTGTTTGGCAATTCTCACTGATTTTCCTGAGATTTGCATATAAACGAGTTCGACTTTCTGGAAGAAGGCGTCCTGTAATTTTGATTTTTACAACGGTCATGTATGTGCCTCTTTCACAGGATCAATCATCATCTTCTCTACACATTGTTTACGCCATGCAATGATTTGCAAATCGTTCCACAGCCATTCAGGTTGATTCAGCAAACCACCATCCAGAGGCAGATGCTCCCATCCGACCGTTTCCATGAGTTGCCACACACGCCAAGAGAACTCTAGATCATGTAACTCCCAGTCTGTTCTTTCTTCATCCAGTGTATTTGCCTTGCGTTGTTTGAGCCAGACAATAAGACGTTTGTCTAAGTCTAACTGTTGCCTGGCTCTTTCACTTCCCCCTGGTCCGATCCACCTCTGTTTAACTCACCTTGGTCAATTTTCTTTTTGAGAACAGAAGGAAGTTCCGGCACCCAATGTGGATTAAGCGCATAGACCGCTTTTTCCCAAAGCACAATGAGTGCTTCTGGCAACTTTAGAAAATCTTCCAAGGTAATGGTAGTGTCAGGGAATTGCATTGCAGCTCCATCCAAATTGTGTATTTCCTTTGTCGCAGCAATGCATTCAGGATGAGTATGGAAGGCGACGTAGCGTTCCTGAAACTCGATTGCGCCGCCTTCCGATTCCCGTTTCTTCAAAAAGACAGCATTTTCTGCTTGAAGCGCGGAGCGTCTAAATCCGCGTTCCAAGGAGCATTGCACAACTACTAATTGCACATTGTAATCATCATCGTGGTACTCAACTGTAGCTTCTCTCACAATGGTCCCCCTTTACAACTTTACTCAGTCAGCCTCGTATTCATATTCGACAACGATCTTTGAACTAGTAGCAGGCGGTGAATCAAACGTGATAGTCGATCCACTTCGAGTCCAAGCATGCGACAAAACGCCATCGACTGTGACCTCAAAGATTCCGCTTTCATATGGAATCTGAGAGAGCACAAAGGAAGTGTCTCCTGCCGCCACAAATGCATCCAACATGAACTTTTCATCCGTTACAATGCGCACAAACTGTGCTTTTGTAAAACCATTTAGCGCAGTTGTGAACGGACGTCCAAGTTCGTCTACGGTAGATTCATTGGCTACCAAGGAATAGACGTACTCGGATACGGTCTGGTATTCCATTGTTGATGGCTTGACTGCAGCGAGTGCAGACAGCAAGACATAGGTTTCCCATCGCTTCTGACCAAAACTCGTCAAACTTTCATCTGCCTCGATGGTTTGTCTGCAACCCCAGACAATCAAGTTGGGTTCTTCCCCCTGTTTGTTTGTGCCGAATCCAATTTTGCGACGGTTAACAGAACCCCATTGTAACGTCCCAGTAACCATTGCAATAACTGGACCTGCGCCTTTACTAACACGCAGTTCACCTGACGCGGTTTCGGTGGGCGGCAGAATCCATGTGTAATAAACTCTGTCATCTCCGGTGACTGGCTGTCTAACTACATCAGCCAACGTAACGGTCAACGCATTTGCACCTTCAACGCGCAGACCATTGTATCCAGTATCTTCATCTTGAGTAACTGGAACTAGAATGGCCCCATCGTCATCGCGCAACATTACCCTAACATGCCGCAACCCAATACCACTTACAGATTCGTTCTCAGCCATGTGAGATTCCTCCTTCTGACTTAATCTTGTCCCTATTCATATTGGGACTTCTGATAGTACACTTTTCCAATCCACCGTAAAGCTTCATACTCGATGTTATACGTGCGATCCCAACGATGTCCACTACGTACGCTAAAAGCCATACCCTTTAGGGCAATGCCGCATCCGCTAGTAAACGCGAAGGGGGCACCGCGCATCAAGTCTATCAATAACCGACGCACTTCGCGGATATTGTGATATCCCTTGCCTCGGTCATAGATACGAATTACAATGAATTGTTCTCCATCGTTATAACTCTGTTTTTCTTCTCCATCATCTTGTACTGAGACAGCTAACACACGATTAGCTTGAGTTGGGTCCTCGCGCCTAGTAGCTACTTGTTCATTCAGAACCTCTTCTGTAACCTCTCCTGCTTCCAGGACGTTATCTCTACCTCCTGCACCAGAATTAACAATGAGATTACGCAATCCCGTACAGGTCGGGTCTGTCCGCAACCACGTCGTGACCACCTCTGCCAGATCATGTCCCGCCATTGTCTACCTCATTACCAAGAATAAAGTTGGTTTGGGCGAAGTTGCCACAGTCCTCACAAGACAAGATCAAAATTCCATCCTGAAAATTCCATCGTAGGTGAAGACTACTGCAAACAGCACATCTGAATTTCCCCCAAAGCGAAGTCCCTGGAATTACAAAGGAATCTTCCATATTGGCCGCTACTGGGTTATAACCGACATTAGGGTTGGAGCTCATCGCATAACCCCTCCCATTTATGAGTATACCATTGTCCTACAATTAGACGAAGTATTAGTTGGGTACCTGTAGCGACGTGCACACAACGCAACTCATCTCTTCCTACTAGGCCACCAGGAAGATTATATTCTCCGATAACCGCCCAACGATAACGTCCCCAACCGCGTTCTCCAGACATGTTGGCAGGATTTGCCTCCAAAAAACCACGTTCTGTATTCCCAAATACCCTGCCAGTAAAAACACCCGTTGTTTCAGCATCACCCGCGTGTTTCCCTTCTCTATAACGTGTTATAGTCCAAGGGTCTTCATCGATGAGATTTTTTATATTCTTGCGCATGACAAAGTAGTTCAGCAATCTGGAGCTCATGTTGCGACAACTCCTTGCGCAGAATACTTTTCTATACACTCTCTACGTAAGTCCCCTACAACCTGTTTAATGCTTGCAGGCAGGTAATGTTTTACAATTCTGCCCAGACCTTCAGAGTAATCTGGTTCAATAGATACTTCAACCATGCGTCCTTCGATAAGTTCCGCCAGAGCCAAATCTCGAATAATTCCCAGATCAACGTCTGGGATTGTTGAATATGCGGAAGCACTAATGGTATGTAAAGAACCGTAAACTATAGCGATGGTCTGGCCAGTTATAGATGGGAAGGGACTTAAAACGACCTCTGTCCCTTGTACGGTCCATGTCCCTTGACGTCGTCTCGCCACTTCTACTTTTTTGATTTCTTCAATGACTCGCAAGGAAATTTGGTCCTGTTCTTCTCCCGTGTAATCCGAGATGGGCCATTCTGATGCCGCGTTCAGAATACCAGTTGTTGAAACTGTTTCGCCAGGCCAATAATTAACACTGATAAGGATCATACAATCAGCAGGAAGCGAATAGCGAATTTGGTTAGCTATTAAAACGAGACTCCCCGTTTTCCAACAGGGATTATACCGGCTGTATCTACGTACAGCAGAGGCGATAAGGCGATCTAATGCGTCATCCGTAAATGTTTCGCTGGAGAATTTATCTCGAATCGCTTCTCGAATTGCACTTAGTAACATAATTATACTCCCTATTCAGAATGAGCAATAATAGCTCTCTGTTCGGGCCAATTCATATAAAACTGATTAGCGCGTTCCTGGCGCTCTTTAGTTTTGTGATGCAATAGTAGTAAATTCTCTGGGACCTCGATGCAAAACTGGGGATTAATAGCTATCCCCTCGTGAATTCGTCCTACAAATTGGAATCCACTACGAAAAACACGAATACTCTTGCCATAGGTTAGATCACCTATGGGTTTCCCATCAATCAACGTCTCTCGCGTAATAATCAGTCCTGCTTTTCTCATTGAGCCAGGAGACCTTATGTAATTCTGAATGTATAACAGTAGTTCTCTAGTTGGCCATTCGTCTGCATCTAACCAAAATACCCAAGGGGTTCCAACAGGTTCCAACCCCTTATTCCTAGCGGCACTAAAATCAAATCCTAACTGCGTTCGAAGAACCTTCGACGTAAACGTTCTAGCAATAGATTCGGTTTTATCATTTGATGCGTCATCAACGACTATGATCATATCCGAGACAAATGGCTTAACATAATTTATGAGACGTGGGAGAAGTTCCTGTTCATTACTAACTAACATGTGTAGTGTTAGCATCGAGTTACTCTCCCCTCTTGGTCATCCCATCTGGCCATTGCTTTGGCGCCGGATGCCACGTTCCATCTATCAAATTACCATGGTTAGCCGACTGCCCGATTGTCGTAGCACGTCGTCCCTGATCTAGTTTATACACGCGCACCCAGAGATGTTTATGCCCCGAGCCGTAGTAATGAATTTCATACTCAAAATCACAAAGAATATCTTCCCAGTGTCCCCTTCTACGCAACTTAGATCGCTCTCCAAATGCTGTAGGATAATAAACCGACGGAACAGAAAACATCACTGTTTTTGCGCCAGTTGCCAATGCAGAACGCAGGATAACTTCCACCTCGTGTTGTTGATAATCCTGGAAAACTCCTTGACAAATAACGGCATCTGGAGTTAATCCCAGAGTGTGTGCGTCCCACAAATTGCCACCAATGACCTTAACAGGCAATTTGTGTTGAGCAATTATTTCCTTGGTTGTTTCCATCAACCTCGGGGCCACCACTGTTGTTATGTCGTATCCATTTTGGGTAGCCCATTTATAGAAAAAGCCGCTACCAAATCCCAAATCAAGTATTTTACTTTCCGCAACAACGTTTTTCTGGATTATTTCCAGAAACACCTGGTGTTCATTAACAGGCATATCCATTGTTTCGGCGGGGGGTATTCGTGGCCGAGTGTGACTTGGATCAATGTCGTTTAAAATGTTTAACAATTTCTGAGCTACTGGTTCTGGTCCAAAATTGGAGGCGTACCAATTACTTCCAATCATAGCGCGCAGAGCCGCCTCCTCACGATTGTGATAAATCCACCTCATAGTCTCTATGAGGTAATCCCAATCGGGCACTCTCCATTTGCCACCTAACGGGCTATCCTCCTCTTTTTTTGTGGGAATGGGCCAGTTATAATCTGCGTTAGCAAAATCAACAAGGCCAGTGTTGTTACTGACCAGCGTTGGACAACCTGCCAACATTGCTTCTCGGGGGGGCATTCCAAATCCCTCTCCTTTAGATGGGAAAATGTAGCAATCTACAGTCTTTACTAACCATTGACGCATCTGAGGCAATAGCCAATTATCATTGATAATTTTTACACGAGGGTCTAGGACCTTTGGTATCTGCTCTTGATTGGCCCCTACGACCCCTAAACGGGTCTTGAGCTGTAGTTCCACATCACGTTCTTTTGGGAATGCTTTTTGAAACGCATCAATCAATTCCAATGGAGATTTTCTTCCAGTCAAAGTCCCATGCATTCCAAAAACAAACGGTTTTTGGGCTCTGCGTATTCGTTCTTCTGCAGTTGCCTTGAAATAAGGATTAGTAATCAAGGGAACAACCTGTATAGGAGCAGTTACAAATTGTTCAAACACTCGTTTAGAGTGTTCACTGGGCACAAATAATTGATCTACGACCGCACAATCGTGTCTCCATTCTGGCAAATTGCGTAACGGGTCATCTGCCTCGTACATTGTAAAACCTATTTTGTATGGCGTTGGTAATTTGCGGAATTCACCTGGAGTTGCCATGCAAATGCCAACCATCATCGGAGCTGGATGAGCTGTTTGTAGCAACTGTGTAATGCGTCTATCGACACCAATCAGACTATGAAACCAACAAAAGGCGGCATGGACGCGTATTCCTATAGCGTCCATGGCTAATACAGTTTGACAAGCCGCTGTTCCATAACCATCTCCCAGCGAGAAAGGACTTGCCCAGAAAATGTGCAGTCCATCAGGTTCTTTCCACCAACGGCGTTCGTCAATTTGTGTTTGATCACGCAGGTCCACAAGGCGCATTCTCCACAGCCGCATTGCTACTGCGTATGGAATATCTACCCACTCGTTGAGTGGCATCGGCGGCAACACAATACCACTCAACGAGTCTACCTGCGTTCGTGCAGAAACGTTGCGCACTTCCATCGCTGGTCCCCCTTCAGCGAATGTTATGATGCAGCAATTGACAATGTTGCGTACAACTGCGGCACGCACAATTTCTTACCGTAGCGAGTCCGAACATTTCTACTGAATTTGTCGGTGTTAACAAAGGCGCCAGGCAATGTTGCATCGTCGTGTGGCAAAAACTCTGCGTATACACGAGGCATCGGAGTCAGAGGAATATACGGTGCAAAGACATAACCTGTATCCGTCTGACTAGACGGATAGACACCAACAATAGCTCGGTTACTGTTGATATGGCTAGTCAAATATACGTCCCAGAAGCCCTCGACACGTCCAACCATTTGTACACCAAGAGCAAAGGGGTCAAATGGTTGATTACGGGGTTCAGGCTTGAAGTCTTGCATCTTGCGCAAGTATTTGACTACATTGCGACCAGCAATGATCCAATCAGCCGAGCGGAAACGTTGTCCATAAATGAGGTCCTCTGCGTCAATAACCGCATGACCCAAAGTCTCATACCATTCCTTATTTGTGTGACCAGCAGCAGGTGTCCAAGCCCAATTCACATTACCAGCACCTGCCCAGAGCAACATCTCTGCCAGAATGACTTGATCCAACTCACGCAAGATTTCCAAACTCATTTGTTGTACCAATTCACTCTCGACATCGATGTTTAACGCACCTGCAGCGTCCTCTGCGACTTCATGCGACCAGACAGCGCCCAGGATACGTTTTTCTGCCGTGACAGTTGCCTTGATAATCTGCATTTTGATGCGCTTGGGTACAGCGTTTTCGGAAGACATAGAGTAATCACTGTCCGGCACGGTTAAAGAAGTGTCACTAGCATCTTCACGCAGAAAGTCCTGGTAGAAAATGTTAGCAACTCCACCCGATGACATTGGCATAGGTTGAATGGAAGCTACTTTCATGGCAACCAGGTTTGGGAACACTTTGCGAATGATAGGCAGAGAATACGTAACTGGCAATGCTACGTCAGCTTGTACAGTCTGTTCTACCACTGCACGTTGTGTAGCCAAAACCTGGTTTTCAAACAACATAGCCATTGTCCCCCAGTGCTTCTCAGCAATAGGGGGCAACCGTTGCTTTTTGGTGCCCTCAATAAGAAACATCCACTTGTTAGTGAGGCTTTCTACATAGGCGCGACGCTCATCGACCCATTGCTGATACGCTCCATCAGCACGAGTGATGATAGGTTCAGAACCAATACGTTTCGTATCACTATTCATGTTTCCTCCTTTGCGTATTCGGCTGTTTTATGCAGCCAAATTCAGAATTTTCTCAAACTCTTCAGTGAGCGGTGGTTCTTGATCATCTTTCTCTGTTTGTGTACTATTAGCGGCTTCTACTACATTCTGAACACCTTTTATTTCTGCCGTCTTCCTTGAATCACCACTCTGAATGCCAGCTGTAAACTCGATAAGCGCCTTATCACGAGCATCTCGTAGCGCTCCTGGTATATCCGCTTCAGACTTGACTGTAACTTGCAACGATTCGTAAATAGTACGAGATAGTTGTCCGATATGGGCCGCCTCAGCGATCTTAAGACGCAATTGTGCATTCGTAAGAGTCGTTTCAAGGTCTGAAAGCTTCTTAACTAAAGCGGTTTTGTCACCAGTCCATGCCGTTTCTGACGCTTCTAGTTTGGCCAACTTGGGTTTTATATCCTCAAGTTGAGCGGATACTGGTTCCAACGCAGACGCAGTCAACTCGGCCACCAGGTCTGGCCGTTCGGCAAGCAATTGAGCCGCCGTCAACTCTTTCATGTCCATCTGTTCCTCCTCCTCAGTTTCAGTTAAATTTGGTGCTTCTTCCAAGACTTCTCTGATTCCTGCGCCACTAATTCCTGCAGCATCTGCCAAATCTATACCGGCCAGTACCGCACTTACCATTTCTTCAACTGGACGGCCATTCAACTTGCGCATCCTACTTTCATATTCAAGAGCACGAATCGATGTCGCTGTAATTACCTGGTTTCGAATAAGAACTGCTACATCTTTACCTTCAGTAGTTGGAGCAATGAACCCAGTGTACCAAATTTCATTACCTTCCCGAAAGAGAGGAGCCATAACTCTACCAACTGGCAAATCGGTGGGCAAGCCACCTAAAGGTGATCCAATTGCCTTACCATGACGGCTATAAATTGTTACAATCCCCCCTCCAGCCATATAGGTGTTTGTAGCTTCCATACACCTATCATTGAAGGCGGCAGAATAGTAACGGTCATGGCAACTAACGGCTTCATCAATGAGAGCCACGCCTTTGAAACGCAATCCGTCATTAGTTTCCTCTAAAACCACCATTGATTTTGACATGGCGCTCAAAAATGGCAACCCCTCTTCTCCTGCAGTGTCTGTAAATGAATTCTCCTTGTCAATGGTAATTCCACGTGGTTTGTAACGACGTAGAATTGCCAAAACTTCTGCTTGGCCAGGACCTCCAGAAAAATCTGGGTGCCGCGCTCCAGGATGAGACGCAGCTTTCCACGCAGCTTTCCAACCATCACGATTGACTTTACCGTGAATCTTAAAAGGTAATTTACGTCCAACTGACTTGTTCGTTTCCTTGCCACTTTTATAAGCCTGGGAAAGCCACGCGAAATCTCCATCATCTAAACTATTCTGACTCGTACCGGCTGGCAACCATCCTTCTACTATCCAATTCTCCGAAGGGGACGATGCCAATCGAATTCCCTCATGACTGAATTCTTCTATTGCGACTCCAATTTTCTCCATATTCTCCTCCTTATGCCATTTTCCATCCGCATCTCTATAATAACCTGCTTTTACCAGCGCTTTACGTAAAACACCATAGGCTAGTTGATACGCTTCGCCCTCATCCTTGGTATCTTTATAAACGTTGTTCCATGTATGAACAAAGATGCGAATGAAATGGGCTGGTATTCCTTTCCCTTGCAGTCGGGGAGGAACCTCATTCTCTTTCCACATTTTATTTACTCACGATCTTGTTAATGACGGTAAGTAAGTAGACTTTCAATGTGTTGCAACTTGTTTTCAACCGTGTTATTGGTTACTCCGGTTAGTTTTAACAACACTTCTGTTTTGCCTGCTAGTCGTCTTAATTCGTCCTTGGCTTGAATCAACTCCCTGCGCGCGTGCAATAAATATAAAAACGTTAGAGTGTTGCAAAGTATGCTTACCCATAACAACATTAGTTCTTCTCCTGAGTTGTTAATGGAGTCTCTTTCATTTCCGAAGAGGGACCTTCCTCGGGTTCTTCTTCGGCGCGTTCGGACTGTTCCTTTTGTACACGTTCTATCATTTGTTCCCACTCAACATCACTCATTCGCAAGTGCCTAGTAGCCATCCATTTGCGATCAATCACCTTCATATCGCGATAAGCCAAATCAGCCACGGCATAGTTTTTCATTGCAGTAGAATCTTCGGCAATATCAGACCAAGAGGGAGTCCACCAGGTAATAATATAAGGAACGCTTAATGGGTCTACGTGATAAAGAGCTAGTTGTAGATTAATAGTTTGTTTAATGCCCTGTGTGAGTACGGCCTGAATGCGTCGTAAAAATCGTTGATATCTACGATCTTCCTGCGTCAATGTGGCCTTAGCATTGATGTTTTCTTCCAATCCCAAATAAGCACGGGGGACACGCATGGCCATAAGAATTTTGGACCGATAATACTCAATGGGTTGAATCTGTTGATACCCCGTGCTAGACGTGTCTAGCACTTTAGCGTCAGTAAGACTTTGTTCTGCTCTTCCACCCATTTCATGATATGAACGCCCGATAAAAATATCCTTTACCACAGACAGTTGATCAAGACCTTGTACGTCTTTAGTAATTTGTCTCGTTTGCAAACTGGCTTTGAATTGACGAATAGCCTGTTCAGCTTCTTTTTCAGACTTTCCTGTTACGTCTAAATAAAACAAGAGGCGTGCAAAAGCTCTTGTGATCCAGTTAATGACTAGTGCCTCTTCCATTGCTTGGAGTTTGCGCCACGCAGTTCGAGCTGTTAGCAAAAGAGAGCGGCCATAAGCAGACGAACCACTAGCATTCCAACGAAAATGCAAGATTTGCCAAGGAGCAAATCCTGCAATAAACGTGTCTGTTTTGGGAACATATTGCTCAAAAGCCCATTCCCCTTTTATTCTTCCCATCTTTAATAGGCCAAATTGGTCTTCATTACGTACCATGGATGCAGGAGGCATATGCATTAGCCGTACAATTTGCAGATCATCGTCAATGACAAATTGACGGAATTCATCCCCATAAAGCAGCATAGCACGTGCAATTTCGTAAGCTTTGTCGTACCATTGGGTACGTGCAAGCACACCCTGAATTACAGATTGAATCTCCATATCAACTGGTTTTGTATAAGCAATAGTAAATGGAAGGGAAGCTCCACCATCAGGAGAGACGGAATTGTCGGCAAGTATATCGAGGGCCGTGGCAACTTCATCTACTGTGGCATCCATCTTTTCAACGTCTTCATAGATATCCAGTCGTCGAGTAGATGTTGTCCAAAACGAATAAGCTAGTTGCTCTAGGGTTTGTTCGGTAGCGCCATCGGTAGTAGTAGTACTGCTCTGAACGGGTTGAGGCCAATCCGAACCAGCAATTGCTCTAGCAATACGTTTGCGTAATGAATCGTTTGGGCTTGACGGAAATTCTATCACCAAACTCTCCTCTATATGAATAAAGCGCCAGCCTGCTTTGGCAATTGCCATTGCAAGGAACTGGCGCTCTGGGCGCTCTCAGATTGACGCTCTAGGCGTTCTTGTTATTATGCAACTACATGATAGATAATAATGTGAGTCCTAGAACTGAAACCATAAATGATTTTCTGTTGCTTGCCGCATCGATCAACGCGAGTGACTAGATAACCAACCGTGATTCAGAGCGGCAAATATAACCATGTCTTTTATCGACAACCACAAATCAGGACTTGTTGTGCTCATTATCTTTCTCTTGCATCTGTCGTATTTGATCCGCCAGTACAATCATGTAAACCTTTCCCCGTGAACGTACTTCAATGACCCCCTTGGATGGACAATAACGCATCAATAGTTTCCCTGTTTCTGCATCTCGAATATCCATCCATCCAGTGCCAGCACGAGGAATACTGCCACGTACATCTTCACTAAACATTGTACCTCACAATTGTACTACGATTTTCCAAAGAAGCAAATTAAACTTATTGGACAAAAGCGCAAGAGCAACTTTCCACTCTCCGACTCACGCACTTCAACCCAATGACGCACTGCGGAGGACCTGGGGTAGAAATCGAGATGGTTAGGCGGGCTTATACCCTTGTCATAGGCACCTTTCCACAGCCAACAAGTCAAGGTTTTCTCGATTTTCTTCTCGAACTTGACTCTCAATTCCTGGTCCAAATAGACTCGGCTCAGTATTTGGGATATTGTACTCATGGTTTCCTCCAACCCAGTCCGCCTTCCGAATGAGTGCGGACCTATTTGCCCCAAAACCGAAATTTTCGACGAGGTCCTCTTTCGGCAAGGCCATACATAACCCCCCAACCTGCACCGCCCTTTTGTAGAGCACGTCTTCTGCGAAGGCGTGCCCCTGTTCACTCCAAGGTCCGAATTGGTCGTAGACCTCTCTCCGCATTCCTATCGCGGACCCGACAAAATCTTGTACCTCAAAATACGTACCCTGGTCCACGATGAGTTCATGGTCAAAGTGACAGGGTTCATGCCAGTATTTGAACAGTCCCAAGCAACCAATAACTTGGTTCGAGAGCAGATCAATTGCTTGGCTAAGCCACTGCGGTTCGTAAATCAAATCTGCGTCTAACTTAAAAAGCCACTTTCCGCGTGCAATAGCCGCGCCACGGTTAAATGCAATGCCAATCCCCATATTATGTCCAGTATTGAACAAGGCTGTAGAGACCTTGCCTGCCCGAACCAGATCGAAGATATACTCCTGAGTCTCCGCGTTACTAGCATCATCACAAATGATCAATTGGAATGGGAAGTCAGTGTTCGTCCATAGACTTTCCAAACTCCGTTCCAGGTATTTCTTGCGATTGAACGAGAGTACTATCAGGGATGCAAACGGTGGCATTTTGTGTTTCTCCCGCTGAAATTAATGGATGCCCCAGTTCTACTGGAACATCGATGGCTTTCCAATCCTTTGAGAATGGCCCCAACATAGCATTGCGTTCTTCTTTAGACGCCCATTCTAGGGACTTTAAAATACCATAGACGTGCATATTGTCTACAACCTCATTGCGCAGAACCTGCCATTTAGACCACAGACCACAGGATTCGTGATCAGCGACATTCCCATTCCAGCCAAAGTATGCGAAGAAATTTTCATCAAAAAAGCGATAATGTCCAGGACTACGCCAAGCATTGGTATGTTTATTCCAAGGAACTACCAGGTGGGCTTCTCCACCTGGCTTTAAAACGCGCCAAATTTCATTAATAAGCCAGACCAAATAGTCTTCTGGCCCGTTATACCATGAATATTGCGCATAGGGGTGAATAGGTGGAAGGTGCTCTAGAACATGATGAGACCACACGAGATCAAAGGTGTTCGCTGCAAATGGCAAATAATCTTTTACGTTATGTACGAAGAAATCCCCTGGCGAGTAGAAACGTGTAAAATCAGTTCGGTCGATTCCCACCCATTTATAGGTGGGAAACATTGTTTTTGCTCCTGCATACATTGCAACACCACAACCAATATCAAGTGCTTTCTTTAACATTTCCATCTATCGCTGGTTTACCAAACTATGCCAAACTGACGGCAAGCCTGGAAGGCTGCCTTTCTTCAGCCACTTTTCGAGACCCCAATTGAAACAGAATCGGGCCACTCCGCACGCTTGGAGTAACCACTACTCTTGATCTGGAGTAGGATTCAATCTAATCTTGTGTGTTCTCTGTACCACGCAGTGACTCCCCATATTTTCTTTCCATATATGCTATGGTTTCCTGCACACTAGAAGAGAGCCAAGCTTGATCTCGATAATGATTTACATGATAACCGATAATGTGATCACAACAAATGGCCCTTGCTCCACACATTTGAAGGTTTTTGCCGAAGTCACAATCTTGACCCTGGCCCACGATATTTTCATCAAACCCACCGGTGCGACGTATCCATGACATAGGAACAATAAGGTTGCCCCCCAAAGTTAATCCTCCTATCTGAGAATGAATGGTTGGGCAATCCCAGATATCTTCTCTGCGAGGATCGCGCATAACAATGTCATCTTTATAATCCACTTGAACTGGTGGAAGTTTGCCTGCAGAAAAGTCCGAAAAACGTGTGACGATGTCTGACGGCTCTATCAACATGGGTGGCAACCATATATATTTCCCAATGATCACTATATCTGGAGCTACTCGTATCAATTCCATTCCATGCATAATAGCTTGTGGATTGAGAACTACATCGCTATCTAGAAACCAAACATGAGTAGTGTCTGGGTCCAAAAGTCGTACTCCTCGGTTTCTATTTAGACTAACACGATATCCATTGTGTTGATGCCAACCATATCGTAAATTAAACGAACGAGCGGCCTCATTTACGATGGTCTTAGTCTCGTCGGAACTTCCATCGTCCCAAATAGCCACCTGTATAATACTACGTCCTTCTTGTAAAGCTAAAGCGGAAAGGGTTAATTGTAAATTGGTTTGGCGATTGTATGTTGGTATTACAATTCCTAGTTTCATCTTGCTGCTCCAACGGTAATTTATATTCCTTGCTATCTACAAGGAAGGGCAACTGGCCCATTTTCATAACGAATTGATGCAGAATTTGCCTGCAGTAGTCTGGTGAATAATCATATAAACCCTGTTCGACCCAATAACTACTATAGGCCAAAATTAACTGTGTAGAATTCATCCCTAATCGTATTACCTGATTCATTGCTAGAGATTCTATGACTTCATAAACCTGGAGAAGCTGCTCCATCGGGGTAGGACTATAGTTACTCACTTTCTCATCCATATCAGCCAGAAATTGCCCTCATATTGGCATCGTATCTCAAGAAAATAACCCAGTGGGGAAAATACACGAACAACATCATCCCATTCCCAAATAGGTCGAACGTGTCCTACACCTCCCATGCTTCTTGGCACCGTAAAGAGCATGTAATTACGAGTCACCCTACGTACTTCAGATATCAGAAGTTCAATATCAACCAGATGTTCCAATATTTCTGACGCGATAACTGTATCAAAGGCATTGTCTTGGAAGGGAAGTGCTACATGTTCGGCATCATGAACCTTGAAAGTAGCTGCAGGAAACAACATTTTACCTATTTCCACGGCTTTCGACGAAATATCTAGTCCTGTATAAACCGATTCATTAGGCCACGCGCGAGCCGCCAAGTAACCAGGTCCGCAACCCACATCCAGTATTGTGCCATGCAAATACTGTTCTACCGTCTGGTAATGATAACGAAGCCGCCAGTAATAGATATTGGCAACTTTGTCCCAATCATTATTCCACTGATCCTGCATATTATGAGGATATTGAGTTATGTCAATTTGCATTAGATATATCCTTCCCAGCAATCAATGGCAATTGACCTTTTACTGGGTCTCCCGTTGTAATACCCAGAGCAGAAAAGTTATGCTTTGAGGCCATGTATGCAATATTTTCTGCTACTCCACGTAGATTTGCCTCTTGGTCTCTATGATGCCAAACGTGATATCCGACAACCTGGGCAGAAAAAATAGTGGGAATGCCATGTTCTTGAGCACGCATGGCAATTTCGCAGTCCTCTCCACCATGCAAGACAATATTTTCGTCGAATCCTCCCAAGTCTCTGAATATTCTTGTAGGCCATAAAACATTTCCACTAAATAGTGCCAAGCAGTAGTTATATCTTATTACAGAAGAATCGAACCACCTTCCTGAAGCCCTAGGGTCCTCACCCTGAATGCCCAGATATTCTCCGCCACTTTCGTAATTCCCTCCCGTATCAATTTGTGGGCACTGACGAGTTATGATACGGTTAAAATCGTGTTGTACATCTTGCATAGTAATCTGCATGGGTGGCAACCAGTCGTATCTTCCCCCAATGATAGCATCTGGGTTTGCATTATGTAAATTTGCATAATGTCCTAGCGCCGTAGGGTTTAGCAAAACGTCTGCGTCCACAAACACAAGGGCACTACCTTGTGCCAAGAGGCTACCCATATTTCTGGCTTGTCCTGGTCTGACTCCAGCATGTTCTTGCCATACATATCGCCTATGAAAGTGCCATAAATAATTAGAAACCATCTCAATAGGTAGATCGGTAGAACCATCGTCAGCTACAATAACTTCAAAGTCTCTATAGGTTTGTCGGTCAAGAGCTGCCAAGCATAAAAGCAAATTGTTTCTACGATTATAAACTGGGATAACAACGCTTAACATAATAACAGTTCCTCCTACAAATGAGCATCTGGACCGAAAAGAAACTCATCCGAATGAAGGTGTCCCCATCTGGATAGCAATTTAGCACGATTTGCGTCATGCCGCAGTGTCACGTAGTTCTCGCCACTTCCGTGTTCGTAGTGGTATAGTGTAGCATCTGCCTCGTACCATATCAACCAACCCTTTTCTCTGGCTCGCCAGCAGAAATCGACATCCTCAAACTGGGCAAATTCGAATTGCCTATCGAATCCATGTAACTCCTGCCAAGTTGCACGACGGACTAGGAAACATGCACCTGTAACGGCATTCACTTCATGAGATTCCGCGGCTTGTGGAATATTGGCTGGAAATCCTCGAAAGGGATGATACGGTTGTGCTTTTGCATTGCGAGCTACTCCACAATGTTGTAAGGTAAGCCCAAGGCCATCAGGTTTATTGGGGGGAAATATTAGTTTAGCACCCACAATACCAATTTTCCCATTGGAGAGCATTCTTATCATCATGGGAGAAAGCCACTGTGGAAGAACTTCTGTATCTGAATTGAGCAAACAAATATAGTTCGCCTTGGTTACCTGATTAACCGTATAATTACAAATGTCACCAAACCCTCGCCGACGTGACGCTCGCATAATGGTAACCGTTTCAACAGGTAACGTCGAATAAAAAGAATCCATCTCGGCCATATTAGATGCATCATCTGCGATATAAAGATGATACGGCCACGTGGTAAATTTCAATACAGATTGAACGGCTTTCTTGGTGAATTCTAATGCGCGATAAACAGGAAGAACGATATCTACTTGAGGTTGTTCCATGATGCTCCTTTGCCATGGGAATGCAGTCAATATCTGCATAGCCTTGTTTATAACATGTCTCCAACACGCAGGATTTTATGCAAGAACTCATCATCAGTTTCGATATGCTCCGCGGCTTGAGCCTGTTGCTGCTTTTCTTTTTCTCTAAAAGCAGCTATGGTTTCATCTGCCAACTTATCATACTTTTCCCATGAATCTCCTACATTCATACTTCCAGACGAACGTGAATGCTCTTGTCTAAATTGGTGTGTATCTCCTTGGACGACTTCTGCACCTCCAACTGGTTCCCATGCCCGTGCTAAAGAACGTGCACCTTCCAGAGCGTCTGGCCCATCATCAAAAGAACCCGATGGAAAGTCTTGCAATTGCTGCTTTAGTAATTCTTGCCCGTTTTCTGATAATAGAATGAATTGGTTTTCAAGGTCTGGTTGCAAACTCTGAATGCGCATCGTCTTACTAGCAGTCTGGTTTATTGGAGTTACAGGTAGATAGACATTCTTTTGGGCACTATTTAATGCAGATTGAGCTGCAAAAATGGCCTGAAACTGGTTCTTCTCAATCCCCCAACGAGTAACATGATAGAGTGTAGCATACATGTTTTGATCATTCATGATTTCATGCGTCGGCCTACGCTTTATGTCCGCTTCCAATACAAACATTTGCCCTGTAGGTGCTTTGGCCAAAACAATGATCGCAGAATAGTCACTGCGAATGGATTGCCCCATGGACGGATCAGTAAAACCAAAAATGGCACACTTTTCTAGTTCAACTGCCGGTCTGCCACTCAATGGTATTAGCCAGGTACTAGTTCCTCGTAATTCTTGCCTATATTTACCGTAATAAGTAAATAGCTGCTTGGTCGGATCAACAGGATTGTTTTGCAATTCCATGTTGAACGAAGCATCACCTTCGGATACTCGCATAATCATTAGATCGTAAATGGGATACGCATCGGGCCATGCCGATTTCGCTCCCTTTAACATCTCTGCCTCGTGTTGTTGAAAAAACTCGCGCGCATGTTTCTCTTTATTAACGTCACCTAGATTGACCAAGATACTACGCCACTGATCCCATAACCCTAGATTCTCTGGCCATTCCTCCAATGCTTTAAATACAATGTGATCAAATAGAGGATTGGCAACTAAATTGGCCAACAAACAGTCGTGATGCAGATAGTTGCCAAGCACCACAACTTTCGTGTCTCTCCATCCAGCGCGCATGAGCGATCCCTGGAACCATTTGAGCAGAGCGTCACGGTTGGCAGCAGACTGCACACTCTGGATTTCTTCAAGATCATCGCAGTTCTTATGTAAACCAAAGGGCGTCGTGTAGACCCCTTCTGCCGTTGTTATGGCCACTGCTGTGATTTCAGGTACATAAATCTTTTCTTTGAACTTACTCCACAGAAATCCATCTCTGATGAACTGATGCCCAACCTCGTCCTGGATGGAATAGCTAAGAGTTGAGACTCCATTACGAAAATGTAGGTCATACTTGGCAGACCGGTTGACAGCGCACCCTTCAATGGTATCAAGACCAACTTTTATTCCCTTACGAATGCTGGCGCAGATACCAAGGTGAGCTAGCATGGCGCGTAGTTGCAGGAGATTTGGAAGACTGATGGAAGTAATGCACACACTATTCGCGGATGTGTCAATATATCCATTCCTGTCAATGTGTCCCTTGATGAGTTGTTCTTGCCATTCAAGGGGTAATTCAAGTACCCAGTCAGGAGCACGACGATGGTGACAACCATAAATCCAACTCTTAAGCCAACGAGCCAACGAGATATCAGAAAAAGAATAAATGGTATAGTGAGAATTGTCTTCATGATGAACGGAAAAGGCTTTATTCCTTGTCCTCAGAAACTTCTCAATTCGTGCACCAATGGTAGCTTCTTGAGATTGAGAGATGCGCAGAATCATTTGACTAGAGTCTACTCTGCCATCTGCCCACCATAGTCCTACCAACCACCAGAACTCAGGATCAGAGAACCACGGATGGTTGAACTCACGGTATTCCCCTGATCCGGTTGCCACTATCTGACCATCACTCTTATGTCGTTCGGTAATTGTGACATGTCGCTCATGTCCCAGAATCGGTTGTGAAGTATGAATCTCTACGTTGATGGGCCAACCTAGATAGGTGTCTTTGTCCAAATCCTTGGCTTCTCGCCAATCCTGTACTCCATCCTTCCAGCTCCAGAAACGATGCTCAGGTGTTACCCTTTCCTCAAAGGGTAGCCCATGTACTCTGATGCAATAACCGTCACTCTTCTGTTCTCTCGCCGTCGAGTGTTGCTCTACCTGGATATGCCCCTCATCGCAGTCAATCCAGGTACCTTTGGCATGACAGATGATGAGATCAGGCCGGTTGGCCCCTACCTTGCGCCCTCTAACTTTCATGCCCTGCCCCAATGCCCTCAGCCGTACTAAATTGGATGTGTATATGTCACTCGCCTGCCAGACCGACCCCTTTAACGACCCAAAATCCTCCTCTATTAACTCGTTCTCCTCTATCTCTGACTTGATCGAGGATAACTGATCCTTCGCTTGATCCCATGAGTCTGATATAATCGGTATGTGCGTCCGCTTATGATATACCGTGCACCACAATGGCAATCCTAATGTCCCTATCGTCGTCTTCGCATGTCCTCGTGGCATCACGTATACACCATTCTGCCTCCCCCCTGTCTCTATCAACCCTTGTAACCTCTGCGTTAATACCCTGTGTATCGGCGCAGGCGGCAATATGAAGTGATGCCCTAAGTAAAACCGATTGAAAAACTCCAGGTCTAATTCACCCAAATCCCGCCGCATCGCAGAATCAGGCTCCCTTTCTAGAAAATGCCCCGCTTCTATCTCTTGCTCTGTAAGATTCTTCCGTAGATAACTACGTATCAACTCCTCTTGCTCACGCGTCAGTTCCACTCGTTATCTCCCCTACCACTTCTTTCACTTCCCCCTCCACTTCTATTACCCCTCCACTCTCTATCCGCCCTATAACCCCTGTATCACTTACTACTGTCTTCCGCATCCGTATTAATTCCTGTATCGTTACCTGTTTCCCTTGCAATACCATCGGCTTTATCCCCTGCGGCTCTGGTAATTCCCCTATCTTGTGCATCGTTATTATGTACTCCAATAGCATCTCCCAGTATTTCCCCATCGCCATCCGCACTCGCCGATTACTCTCTATATCATTCCCCAATACCCCGTCTGCCTTCTTCCTTAACCGCTCTTGAAGTAATGCCGCGTCTAACTCGTCCTTCTGTAGTCGTAATACCATCTGTATCTCCAACAACGCATCTACTTCAACGTCCACCCCCTTGTACCGCTTCCTTAACTCCCCTTCATCTAACCGCTGCTCCGATGCTATCTTCGCTAAAAACGCTAATATGTCTCGCGGATCAATTACCTCGTTGTACTGCCGCCTTAAACTCATCGCTACTCGCGTCGGAGACCACCCACTCAGTAACTTCGCAAATATCTCCTCTTTATGCTCCGATTCCTCTATTTCCTCTATCCCACTATCTGGCGGCTCTGGAAATCCCACCTCTATCACCTCCTCCTCTATTGCCTAGTATACTCCTTCCTTTTTGTGCTGTCAATATGGATGAGAAGTAAATGAGGAGGCTTAGCACGATTTGGCGGCGCCAGAGTTTGTGCAGGACAATATCCCCCCGCGCGCCCCCTCCCCTTCCATCTATTTTATTTTTTCTCGATACAAAAAAGAGCCCGCTCCTCCAGGAGGAGCGGGCTCGCGCTGATCCTATCACCACGCGTGACTAGTCACTAGCCACGCGTTTCCTCCGCCTGCAGCACTGACGCTCGTCAGTGCTGCCAGCGTGCTCTCGCGCTGCTGCACGATTGCGAGTGCGCGACTGACACTCGCGTACGAAACGTTCGCGTACGCGCGCGTCAACATGCTGCCGTTGCTGCGTCGACTCAGCGTCACGCAGCGCACGGAACCACGCCGATACTCTATACGTACGCTCAGCACCGCACACGCACAGTTTTTCAGTATCATTGCTACCTCCGCTTTATTTTCTATCTACATTCATTATACAGCGTGTTTGATCTGTGAGAGTTTGCAGAGCCGCAGAATACGTGTCAATTCAGACTGTGTATAGTGGAAATCTGGGGTGCTACATAATACCTATAGTGCGAACATACAGCCTCAGGAGGATGATCCGACTGTAGGATACTGAATGAAAGCAACTATCCGGACAGGCGCGGGATCCCCTCCCCCACTCTAGAAAATGCCCACCGCACAGCGCTGGCCGGTGTTGGCGCATATTGATCACGGCCGCTGCTCCGCACTTGGTACACTTCATGCCCTTCTCCCATCAAGCCATCCCGAGACCCAGGAGACTTCCAGCGGCTGCAACAATGCTAGCCTTCCGATACAACCGCAATAAGCTTGATCACGTCATCGGATCATAGAATGACGTCATCGGTAAGCAACTTGCCCTCACGCGTGGCCAACACAGTCTCGGGACTCAACCTGATCTTCTAGAGTGCATCACGCAGCGTGATGCTGCCCTTTGATTTCCACACCTTGTCGCGATAGACAATTTTCATTGTGCCATCCATCCTCACCATTGACAGGCCAAGTCACCAACACACCTTCTACCCCAGCGGAGTTGAAACAAGAAACCAGGGTTCCGTCAGAACTCCGGTTTCTTGACCCACTCCTCGACTTCTCAAATAGAGGAGCCATCACAACTTTTCCTGCGCTGCAAGCTGGCTACTGCTTGCGCAGCTTGTCCATCACCAGGGCAGCAATGATCAATGCACCTATCACTAATTGTTGGTAATGGGATTGCACGTTGAGCACATTTAGAACGTGCAATCATCATAGCACACACCAGATTTTCACCCAATTTAATCTGAAACAACGCGTAATTGTGCTTGACATTTAATACGCGACGTTGTATACTGTGCGCGTAAGAGAAAACCACCGAGGTGCGGTAAGTGAAAGGTACTTTACAGGTTATTCCGGTGGTGGCGCACATTTCATACACTCGTTTAGCGTATCACCACAGTTGTTTCATTATGAAACAACTGCACGAGCGCTGAACCAGCATCCGCAAACTGTTTCATTATGAAACAGTTTGCGGAGGAAGGAGAACGGGCCGTGAGCAAGAAAACGATTGAACGAGAATGGAACGAGTTTGTCGAACTCGCCCCGTTTTCTCCCGTTGACATAAAACGTCAACGGGACGAGAACGGACATGTGCTAGCGTTCGAGTCGCTAGCGCAGATAGAACTGTTCCTCAAGTACCTGGACGGCGATGTAGGTGTAGCGCTCGCACTAGCGCGAGCGCGAGAGGAGACATAATAATGTACCACGTTTTTACTCGGGAGGAGCTAGAGTTGTGTCACGTCGCGGCGCGGCGCTGCGAGTGCGGTACCGAGAGAGTGCTGAACGCGCACACTCTCGGTGGGGGTGGGGAGTGGCGCTGGGACTGGATATGTCCCAGCACGCACTGCGACAGCGGACTAGAGCACGCGCCGGCGGCTGTCGTTGATGCCACTCGTAGCGCGCTAGAACGCGCGTTACGAGAACACAGAGTCGTCATCTAGTTATGTTATGTGCCCGTCCGCGGGCATCGTACGCGGACAGGGAGATTGAGATGTACGTGGTGAACGAGGACGGCCAGACAAAAACATTATGTGAAATGAGCGGCGAGGACGAGATAGAGCTAGTTGATCACTATTACTCGTTCGGTCATAGTGATTACTATGACGAACGAGACCTCCTGGGCGATGAGTTCGACGAGGCGGACGGTCCGCGCGCGGAACGCATCGCCCGGGTCGTCAGCGCTGCAGATGTCAAAGACGCTGATGCGGACACTATCGAGATCATAGTGTCCGCGTACACGCGTGGCTGGTGTGACGCAGCTGCAGACGTATGACTGACTCTGTCTGTTCTGTTCTGTACTGAATGAACATCTAGCACTCGCTGCACGCGTGTTGCGTGCAGCGAGTCAGGGGAGGGGGTCTCATGGAACGATTCACGATTGACGATGACAAACTCAGTGACGTTCTGCATGTAGTACACGAGTACGACTGCGCAATCAGCGTCGTAGACGTACTAGATGCTATCGACGCTGATTGGCAAAACGCGGCAGAGCATCAGCGCTGGCTAGATACTGCAGACGTGCAGGAAATCGCCGACTGGCTGATCTCACTGTTACAATAACAAAGCCACCTGCGGGCGTCGTCTGACGCTCGCAGGTGGGCATGATTGAAAATGAGCAATGAGCTGGGAGGACATATGAGTACTGTAGTCCGTAGTAGCACTGTGGTTAGTAGCAGCGTTCGTGATGTTAGCATTCGCGAACGTCTAGATCAGCTAGAAACGTTTGTCAGACAACGTCCGCGGTTCGATTCGTGCGACTACGAATCGATGTCTGCACTACGCGCTGATCAGCGTATAGTAGCACGAGACAAAGCGCGCGCGCTAGCACTGTTAGAATTGGCGCGGCTCGTGCCAGCGGACGAAATGGCATTTTCCGCCGCGTTTTCCTCGCGCCTGACGTGGAATGCTGCAACCGAATGGCAGTATTGCGCTGGTCAATACTGGCCAGCGGAATACCGTGCCGCAGCTGTACACGGTCTGCGTGCGTACATAGAGTACGCACGTCCGCGAGCGGACGTGCAGGAAATCGCACGCATGTACCAACGCGTCACAGAGAAACACAGTTTGACACGCTTTATGCAAAGTGTCTCAAAAAACTTCTTTGATGACGAAATCATGCGCGAGTTTGGTAACCACATCACGGATATTATACCTGCGTCCGTGAACTCCCCATTGCGTGTTATTATGAAAACACCAACGGGGCATATGCTCTGTGAAATCACAGAGCGGGGAGAAATTAGCACACAGGAATTTACCACGCGTGCTATGGCGCGCTGGATGGCCAGTGGAAAGGGACGGTGATTAGGTAGCTCATATGGCTTGCTACGGCCCATGTGGCTTGCTACGGCCCATGTGGCTTGCTACGGCACGTGTGGTTTGTGCAATGAGGGGAGGTCGCCATGAGGGTGTATTTTGATCTAGAAAACATTTCTGTTATGAACGCTGATTCTCCGTTGGTGATTGAACTGGAAATCGCTAACAGAGACCTTGAGTATCAAAGTCTTTTCAACGCGGCTTGTGATGCATATAACAAGTTAATGCTTGCCAGGACCTGCAAGCATTGCCACGGAAGTGGCGTTCACATATGGAGTGATGCATCTGTCGGTCTCGTCGATGAGATAGAGCCGTGCCTTTGCACCACAGATGGTATCTGTCCCGTCTGTGGTGCACCGCTTACAGACGCAATGGTACCATCGTGCACGCAGTGCCACTTCCAGTATAACGAGTTCAACGCCCTATGTGCTCACGCACAAGACGAATATGAATGACGTCTGACGAGGCCAAGTTGTTTTATGGTTATAGTACCGGTAACGCTCTTGCGCTCAACATCCGCATTGCGCGTCTGGGGGAATCTGCGAAGTGCCCCAATTGAGTATTGCTATGGCCCATGTGGTTTGCTACGACCCATGTGGCTTGTGCTACGCGCTGTGGTTTGCTATGACCCATGTGGTTTGCTACGAACCATATGGTTTGCTACGGCCCATGTGGCTTGCTACGAACCATATGGTTTGCTACGGCTCATGTGGCTTGCTATTGCATGTATCTTAGTTCCAAAGGAATAAATTTGCTATGACAAAACACTTTATTTGCCCGCTTTGTAAGCGTGGCAACGGACAACGTGGTACGCCCGCATGGGTTTACACCGCTACTGGCTCTGTGGTTAACCGTCGCACAGGTGACTTGCTAACCACGTACCATGTAGCCAATATGGATTGCAACCAGGATGACATGTCGCACATGTTGCGCTCATATCGTGCCTCTCTGATCAATCGGGATATATGTGCAGATTGCGCTACACATGTAATGCATCACGGCTCAACACTGTCACTATATGCACAATCAACACGCGCTACCATACAGTTCTATCGCCACCTGATTTATCCCGTAACGATACCAGCGCCACTGGCTACAACAACATGGAATGTTGCGCAATCTATCGCTCGTTGTACAAAAATGCGCAACCTGGAACGCTTCCAGACATTCTACATGAATACCAACCCCATCGTTCGTACGTCTACCGGACGCTGGGTGCAGGTGGTAAATGTCATGCACGAACAATTCAACCATGGGACATCCGTAAACAACCTACTCACCTGGGTATCAGAAAACCAACAGGAGCTATTGACACTATCCCCATCACTGCATCCAGCTTCCATAGTACCTGTCGTTGTGGTAGAGCACTATATGCCCCTGTCAGGAATCTCAAGCGTTCTAACACAGGCGTATTTACCCGCTCCCGTCGCGCGAGCGTGGTTTGCTCATCCTGGCATATAACAAACATTACATGGCAACCTATAACGTTCAAAGGAGTTTGAAAACATGTGCGATGCTACAACCTATATAGGCATTTGGGATACTGGACAATTACTAGCTCACTTTTGCAGCGAGTCACACGGTAACATTATCACTGCAGCAAAACTACATGACCCACGCCCGCCCAAGGAACGACTTTGGGTGATGCTAGAATGCCCGCTTGTCGTGGCTCCTCTCAGTGATGAGTCCGCAGGCGTCTTGAGCGTAACCGATAGCCTGACCAGTTCTCTGACTCGCCAAAAACGACAAAGATTGGATCAGTGGACGAAAACCACTGCCGAAGTCCACACCAAATTACTCGAACTGTGGCAACGGAGACGCACAGACCTGTACAACGCGTGGCACAAATTCGACGAGCTATCTCTATCTATGCAAGTCTTTGAAAAACTCCATCCCCCTATAGTTCTGTTCGAAAACCGCGCTACCCTACACCAGTGTCTGGCTTGGCAGGAACGGCAGGCGACTGCCCAATATTGGCTTGATCGTGCTAATCTTCTCGAACAACATGGTATCACTGTCGTGGGTACGCATCATGCCCATTCCTGTTCTCTCTAAAATATACCGCCCGCGGTATACTTTATTTGAGCCTATTTACTTATGTAATGCTATATAAGGTCAACCTTAAAAAAACTCTTGACAAAATCAAGAATATGTGCTAATATATGGTTGTTCGTGGTGACGAACAACGTGAATGACATAACGTACTTTGCAGGTCATCCGGAACCACACAGGCGAAAGAAAATGAGCGAGATCAGTGGGGACAGCATAGTAAGGGATTTTATAGAATGGGCTGTGGCGCAAATAGCGCTAACCGTTCCGGCTCCATTTAGCTATATGGCTCGTCCCCGCAATTTGTATTTCCCTACGAAAGCAGCATGGCAGGTGTGGTACGCACAACGCACCGCATTAGAGTTCCCCCGACTGCCCTTTGACAAACTGTACGCTGGCCTGCATACCCAAATGTGGTGCCGGACAACTACTGTGGCTTACCATCGCCGAATGCCGTGCGGATGGGCGTGCGTAAATATCAGTCACCTAACTTTGCTGGGCTGGGACATAGCCCTCACACCATCGGCTCAGTCATGGCATCTATTGGATTATGTATTGACTATGCATCATCCGGAAACCTACGAGTTTAACCAGCGCGCTGTAAAATCTATGACGACTATCGGACTACATGGCATTTCCCTAAAAAGGGAACTGCCTGACCAGCAGCAATCCGCTCACACGGATATGCCATATGGTAACCCAGGTTATACGCTATCCTGAATCTGAATCATCGAGGTGTGCATATAATATGTTGATCGTGGCTGTGGCGTGGCTCTTTGTGTTATGGCCTAGCGCTCTCTGGGCGGCAATCGATCAGTGCAAACCCGTTGCACCTAATTTCCCCAGACCTGTTGAGCCGCGCTATAAAGCGCACTACGCTCAATTGACCATATGGCACGAGTGGGAACGCAACCCTACCTTTAACTCTCAACAACGTTTCCACGATTTAATGAAAAAAAACAAGCCTAACCTTATCTCCTTGTGGGAAGAAGAATCTAAAAATACTGGAGGTAAGTTGAAATGAAAGTGCCCGACAGACTCCATGTCGACAAAGCTGACAGACAACTCTATGACGACATGGCACGCGAGAGCGTGTTCAAGGATCAGGAACGCAAGGAGCAGTTCCTCACGGCAATGGCAATCGGCTACAAAGAGGGAGCAAGACGGCCGCTACAGGACATCGAGTCCAGTGGTTTTTTCAGAACAGCCTATTTGCTGCCTCAGGATCTAGCGTTGATCAACGCGGTCGCTGTGGTTCAGGCAGGATCCGTAGAAATCCTGCTAGACGCAGAATCCGTATTTGGCATTGCGGAGGAGTTCGCTCATGGAGGCATCCAGATACTACATGGACTGATCATGGATACACAATTCGGCTCGTTTGCCAAGCGCCTCGAGAAAATGCTCTTTGACGTATACAATACTGCCATGGAAGAGAGTGATGAAAAGAGTACTTCTCGTTGAGCCCAACTACCCCATTCACGCCAAGAGCCGTAATCACAAGAACTTCCTTCCGATAGGGCTGCTGAAGATAGCTGCCTATCTGCGTGCACAAGGCACTGATGTCAAGCTAGTTAGGGGCACTCCGGGTGATCCTAGTAAAGCATTGGAAATCGAGGCATTTGCACCTGACCAGATCTGGGTAACGTCTTTGTTCACGTACTGGGCAGAGTGCGTAAGGAAGACCGTTCGCTACTATCGCAACCTTTCCCCACGGTCCTGGATTGTTGTCGGAGGCATCTATGCCTCGCTCTTCCCCAAAGATCAAGTCAAGGAATATGTCGGGTGCGACGAAGTCCGTCAGGGCACTCTCCCAGAGGCAGAGGAGTTCTTCCCTGCGTATGATCTTGTTGACGCTGCCAACGGATTCCATCTGGATTACCAAATCGTGCATGCATCGAGGGGCTGCAGTAGGCGGTGTGATTTCTGTGGCACGTGGAGAATCGAACCCGATTTCGCTCCCAGATCCAGCATAGCAGACATGATACGATACAAGAAAATCGTGTTCTACGACAACAATCTACTGATGAATCCCTTCATCGAAAACATACTTCGGGAGCTTGCCGAGCTAAAGAGGGCTCACAGGATTTGGTGGTGCGAGAGCCAGTCTGGTCTCGATGGCAGGATTCTGCTCAATAAGCCTCATCTAGCCGAAATGATCAAGAGCGCGGGGTTCAGGTATCCGAGGATCGCGTGGGACGGTCAATGCGATGAGTATCCCCAAGTCCAACGCCAGCTTGAATTGCTCGAGAGCGTCGGCTACCCTCCCAAGGATACATCGGTGTTCATGATCTACAACTGGAACATACCCTTCTCGGAGATGGAACGCAAGAGGATTGCCTGCTGGCGCTGGAAGGTGCAGATTGCTGACTGTAGATACCGCCCTCTTGACTGCCTGATCGACCACTACTGTCCCAACAGAGTCGGGCAAACCTGCGCCGACTACCACATCCACAAAGCGGCAGGCTGGACCGATGCCCTGGTGAAGCAATTCAGGCGCAATGTGAGAGAGCAGAACATCTGCGTGCGGCATCGTTTCCCCTTTTTCTCAAAGGCTCTGGAGGCCAAGCTGCTTTCCGATGATCAGATGCACGCGTTACGGAGTCTGTCTTCCATCGACGAGCAGATTGCGCTGTTGCAGAGTCTCGGAAGGGATGTCTGGGTTCCTGATGGAGAACGCTACCCGGTCATCGTTTGAACTACGGGGCGGCGCTGCCATGGCACTCCTGTAGCTTGAAGCGTTAAGTGAATCTTTCACACTGGCCGAAGAAAGGCGGCCTTCTGAGCTTGGCTGTGGTTTAGTCAGGTTCGGTAAACCAGGTAAAAATGCCCATTAGTTTTCTGAATGAACGTCATCGATTGCAGCGTTTGGGAAGAATTCGACAGGGCCACGCAGAAACATACACGCGCGATGGCCAGGTACACAGAAGACCCGTCGCAGACCCATTCTTTGTCGTGCCTAACGAATTAGCCCATGCGACTGGAGAAAACCCCACGCGCCTATGCATCATGTTTTTGTCAGACCATATGGAAGACGTGTTCCCCCACTACCTTCGACGCTATAGTGCACGTGGGTTGCGTTGCCTCGGGGATGGGCAACAGGTCCTCTACAGGATAAACGACGACGGCCAGCGCGATGTGGCAGATGGATTCCTACGCTCTTCTGAAGAACCACTGACCCTTGGAACTACCGTCTCCTGCGACGGAGAAACGTGTACATGGTACACGCAAGGGCTATGCAAAGCCACCGGATACCTGCGCTTTATCGTGGCGGCTATGCCACGTCTGGGTTACTGGGACTTGGTGTGCCACCAACGCGCTGTCATCGTCATTAAAACACAACTAGAAGTGGCCCGCAGAACCTTTGGGAGGTTAACCAATATCCCCTTTGTACTACACCGAGGCGACGAAGAGCAAGTTCCCGTGATGGTCAAGGGTAAAATCACGGACATGCCCGTTCGTACTCCATGGGTAGAAGTAGAACCAGAGTGGTTCCAAACCAATATCGCCAATACCACTGCCGTTCTACGGGAAAGCCGCCAGTTGCGCCAACTCCAAGCCGGAGCTGCACGCGCTGATCTGTACGGCGAAGAGCACGATGATGATTTCAAGCCTCATCCGCCTAGCACTATGGCAGAGTTTGAGGAAGAATCATACGACGGAGAAGGGGATGTCGAAGCGGAAAAGGAACAGGAAATTCAGAACAGTGTGATTACCCCTCCCCCTACCAATAACGCCAATACCTCTCTATCGCCTGCTCCTCATGCCCGTACCAGAAGTGCAGAAAACACGCGCGCATGGTTTGCTCAACAGTTGGCATCCGCACCACCCAGCGATGAGCTCCCTAGCGCAGAAGCTCGCGGACTGGCTGTGAACCTGCTGACTAGGGCCCTGAGTCAGTGTGGTCCTCAAGCTCGCAAGCTGGTGTCAGAATATCTCTGTGGTAAGGCCAGTGCTACACAATGGACAAAAGCGGAAACGAACGTTTTTCTGAATTGGGGCGTAGGAACAAAAAACGAACAGGGTGGATATGCCCTAGCAGAGCACTTCACAGAAGAAGCCCTTCTTATATATCGTGCGGCGCTGTTGGCCAAGGGACAACTAGAACTGCCGCCTATGAAGGAAGTATAAATGTTACAAGACTTGGAAACACAACTGCAAAAATGTGCCGAACGTATCCATCATAGCGACGTGGCTCTGGTCACTGCTACCCTAGCTCTGGCCGACGCGGAAGAGACCATGCTTATGGAAAAGAAACGGGCTGAAGCCAGATTTATTCAAGCCAAGGGCGGTGATCCCAAAGCCTTGGGATCCAATGAAACGGAACGAGCACGCAATCTGGAACTCGGTATCTCTACCGATGAAACATACACCCAAACAGTCGCAACGTGGCGCCGCGCCCTTGAAACCCAAATGTTCCAAGAGGTCGATATACGAGCTGCGCGAAACGAGTGGGAACGTATAGTAATTATCCTGGGGATGGCAGGTTAAAATGACCACGGAAGAAATGACTCCTATGCCCCCATCTCCCTCTCTGGGGTCTGGATTTCAAATCACACCCACGGGAGCCGTGGCTACAGGCGTTTTGGCAAAAAAATACTTTGATACCGCTGAAGAGTCCCGAGCTGCCTATGAACGCTGGCTCGATGACACGGCATATGCCATAGAAGTTTGGGCGTCATTGCCACTGGCTATCGGAGATATGCTAGTGTACGGCGAGGAACGCTGGCCAGAAGAATTCGCCCAAGTGATTGACGGATTCAGCCAACGCTATGACATCCAAACTCTGCGCAATTATGCCAGCGTGTGTCGACGTGTAAGGCCAGAATTGCGCCATCCAGGACTTTCCTTTTCACACTATGATGCCGTAGCCGCATTGCCTCCTGCCCAACAGGAAGAGTTACTGAAACGCACAGTAGATAAGAACTTGAGCCGCGAAGGATTGCGACAATTGGTGCGCAACATAAGAGGTGTGCAACCCGTCCATCGCTTCCAATTTCACGCACGTAAGATAACCGTGGAAATACGCCCAGGTGGAGTCAAATGTTTTGTATGCGAGGACGTGTTGCCACTGTCTGAGTCTGGCGAGATACCAACCGGAGAAGTTGACGTACATATCATGGATTATGTTGACTTGGAGTAGCTTATGGTGCAACGAGCTAGAAATCAGCCTAGATGCGCAGGGAGTTTGTGTGCATATTGCGAGATAGTACCACCATGCTGTCAAGCTGGTGGAGTACAGGACTGGCACTGCTTTACATGCATCTTCCGCAAGGAAAGGCGTTGCGCGTGCTGGCAACTAAAGAGCAAGGCATGGATCAAACAACGGGACGCAGACATGGAACAACGAGAGCAACGCAATGCGCAAAGGGACCGCGCTCAGGCACGCTCTCACTATGCAGAAATCCAGGGCACACTTATTAATGGACATATTAACATCAACCTCAACAGAAAAGGGAAAAACGAATGATGGAATCAATGTTCAATAACGCAAAGGAGGAGCCGAGACAACTTGGCGATCTGACAGAGGCCGAAGGACGGCTTTTCGAAGAGTGGGCATCTGCTCCCCAGGAGGAATCCTCTGCTGCCTCTGGCATAGCTCGTCTTTTGCAGGCGCTCAAGGCGGTGCGCGCCGAGCGCGACGCGCTAGCCGCGAAGGTGCGGGCGGTGGAGACACGTCGAACGTTGGTTGAGAACGAGGGCGCCGAAGCAGGTTTACATGGATGAGTTTTTTTAGCAATGCTGAGGAAATTGGATGAACTTTATAACTGACTTGTTGACGAACGAGAAGCTATACTTGGGAAAACTGGAGCCGATGGTTGTGCGAAAGGCACTTGATATTCTCGAATGGATGCAGGCGACTCCGGGTCCAGAGGACGAAGATGCCAAGTAGAACGCAGATGTTGAGAAATGATAGGCTACCACAACACTTTCCTGGCCCTGGAGTCCGCCTTGATTGGCACTCGTATCCCAAAGAGAAACCAACAGAGAAAGGCATATATCTATGCTATAGCCTTACTCCGCAGGACGGGGCGTTCTGGTTCAATTGGTGGCTCGGCACTCGCTGGAAGTACCACAGTGGTGAGATGTACTTCTGGACATTCATGCCGGAGAATCCCAAGGAGGCACAGATGAGAGAGTGGGGCGAGGTCATAAAGCCAATGGAGGTACAGAAATGACGCGCTTGACATCAAAGGAACAGGCCACTTGGGATAAATACGTTCGGGACAGCGACATCTGCGTGAGAGTCAATCGCAAAATAGGAAAGCCAGAACAGGCAGAATTGTCAGCGGTTGTCATTGCCGTTGATTCTGAATTGGCCACCCTGCGCGCCGAGAACGAACGGCTGCACAGGTTGCGAGCCGAAGACATGAACTGGCGAAAGCACTTGCTGGAATGGGTCGAGGCTATGAAGCCGATAACAGAGATTGAGAAATACAATGCCTAAGAAACTACTTAGATGCGCTGGAGATCGAGAATGACCCATGCACCATTCTTAGTTTTTGCATCTACACACCTTGAAAACCAATTTCGTCGAACTATCCGTGGTGATACCGAAGTAGGAGGATGGTTACTTTGCAATCAACAGGCTATCCCACACTGGAATTATGAGCAATTTCGACGTTACACGGGACAAAGCGCTTGTTTTATACGCATGTTTATTCTAGCACCTAACCATAGCAAGACGCCCAAATTTTCCTGGTGCGCATGGGATTGGCAGAAAGCGCACGGATTGGCACATGCAACCGCTTACGCACTGGGATATTGGGAACTGCCCTTTCATACGCATCCAAACCGATGTTTAACCCCTTCATCAAACGATGTCGCATTTTACACACGTCTCAGCGACGATATCATATGTCGATTTGCCATCGCAACATCTAATCCATTGCGTATGACAGCATATTCCATCAATTTGCAAACATGCTCATCGGGCACAAGTGACATGAAACTGGCACACGCTATGTCTTGGGCACAAATTCGCAAACTGGGCATGTTGTCCAGTGAACACAACGAGAGGTAGAAAATGAAACGTTGGATAGTGTGTTTGTTTCTATTACTCGCATCGTGTACACGCAGTACAACACCCAGTGCCATCACACCAACTCGTACGCCAGACGTTTGCGCTACAGCTAACGCGCATCTGGCTGTGTTACTACCAACCGTACAATTTCTGGAGCAAGAGTATCCATTGTTGCAACAAACTGCGATAGCCCTTGAAACTCGTTGTGCGTATACGCCTGTACCAATAAGCACACCCATTCCCACTCCTACCGTAAACACCTGTTTAAAATGTACTCTGGGGGGAAGAGAATGCCCCACTGGTTATCAGTGTTACAACTGTTATGGCACATTGGGTTGGTTATGTGTGCACACAAACGAGGCAGGGATTCCCGTAAACCCCAACGGGGATTGTTCACTCTGTCGCAATCAAACGTCCACGTCCTATCAACCAGTTCCAATGGCTATTGGCATAGCAACGATGTACGAGGAACACGTGGGCAGAGCAATGCGTAACGAAGCTCCTTATGATCCAGGAGCAATGACCTGCGCTATACCCCACGAAAAATGGGATGAATGGGGCGGAACAACGCTGATCATACGCAGGGTAGATGGGGGAGGAGAAGTATGGGTACAAGCCACTGACACGGGGTTACTCACAGAGGCAGAGCAATATGAGTGGGATACCTATGAGCAAAATGGAGTAATCATAGAGTGGTGGAAGAAAACTACCACTGGCCGTTGGAACGTGGTGGTAGACTTGACCCCACGCGCCTACGCGGAACTATTCAAAGATGGTCACTTTGGATTAGTAGCTATTTATCCAGAAGGAGAATCACAATGATAACTGTCGCAGAGAAGATTTGTTTACAAAATATAGAGCGTCACATGAGCGCATCCCTGGCCCAGGGTAGCACAAAGTTAGTTATTACTACTAATGACCTGCAAACTTTGCTGGCGCTTGCTAAGAGATGTGCATCTACAGAAACACCTATACCGCATGCGGTATCGCCGACGTGGAACCTAACGGACCCTCGTCCTATTGCTAAGTCTAAACGACATGGGAAACGGTCCAAGCCCTCCCCTCAGGAGTCATAACCATGGATCACGCACTTTGGCTACGATTTATGTGGATGGAGCATTTGGATGACTATGAGCAAACCATGCACGAGTTGGCCACTCTAGACATTACCGATAAACCTGCGTCAACACCCAACCAGAAATGGGGGAAGAATGAAAGGGTACGCTCGCTTTGGACGTTACGTGACTGCATGGCTCCGAGGTGTAATCACCTGGCGTGAAATGATTGCTGAATGGAAATGGCAACGCATGTTGCGTAAGGTGAAACGGTAGTATGAAAACATTAGAACTAGAGAAAATTCTGGAATTACATAATCTGTGGACACGTGGCGAAGTCGAAGGCAAACGCGCTCGGCTGATTGGGGCAGACTTGCGCCGTGCTGATCTACGCAAAGCCAACCTGAGTAAGGCAGACTTGACCGAAGCAGACTTGACCGAAGCAGACTTGACCGAAGCAGACTTGACCGAAGCAGACTTGACCGAAGCAGACTTGCACAGGGCAGACTTGCGATATCTATATATGACACGGTGTATTCTAGTTAATGCAAATTTAACTGATGCTATTCTACGCGGAGCCGACTTACGCGGAGCCGACTTACGCGGAGCCGACTTACGATATGCTATCTTGAATGAGGCAATGGGCCCGTTTGCAACATTCTCCGGTGGTCGAGACTATGGCATTGCAACGTGCACGCATATTTCCATTGGTTGCGAGTGGCACACTCATGATGAGTGGCGCAAGTGCTACGCTGTGATTGGCGATGCAAACGGTTACACACCCGAAGAGATAGAGCGTTATCGCCAGTGGATTTTTAGTCTCGATTGGTTAATCCAGAAAGAAGAATAGGAGGGGGGAATCATGTTTACAAAGCGTCTGTTGTCTGTCGTGATTCAGACCGCCGCAATGCAATTTCCCAATGTAACACTACATAATAATGTAACGGAATGGCACCAAATGCCGAACGGCACGTGGGTGCCGTGGACAGCACTTGATTAGATAAAGTCTTAATTTCAGACAAGAGAAGAGTTCATGGACGCAACAATCGACATTGAAAAGCTAAGGAAATATTGCGAGGTCAACATCCAAGACTGCGAAACCCGTCTCCGCCATTACCTGTCTTATCAGGACATGATTGCTGCTATGGCGGAGCGAGTGGGTCTGCATCGGATGTCGTCTAGACGACTCCGGCATGGACAGATGCACGGCAGACAGCGGCACGAGCATGTTTATGTTTATGTATACAGGCGGAGCGAGAGACCCTGCGTGCTATAAATTGCAAAATCAAAAGGATTCTAGATGCCGATTAACCCGCAAAACTCGTTCTTGAGCAGAGAACCATATATTTGGTGGACAAAAGAATCGAGCCCACAACAAGCATGCGAACGATTCCAAGCACGTTTTGGACAATGGCCGGCTGAAATCATATTGCCCCAATCGTGTGCCGCACATGTTGACTCGAGTTGGTTTGACAACCGTGGAATAAAGGTCCGTAGAGCGCAGATAAACTACATTTGCATTGGACCTATTAACAAGGGGGAGGAGACGTGGGAACGCAAAGATGGTATTGTTGTGTCAAGTGCCACAAAGTCGGAACATACATTATCAATGATGATGGCACGACTACGCTTCCAGAGGGAGAATGGCCACAACACAAAAAGTTCATGGTGACCGACTTGAAAACTAGACAAGAAGCCAGAGATGGATTGATATTGTACGCCCACCTTCTCAAAAAGGCGCTAAAAAGCTTACGTCAGGAAACTATTTACAATAACAGGAGAATAACATAATGTGGTGGTTGCTACTCACTCATTTTGTGGCTGATTGGGCACTGCAAAGTGACTATATGGCCTCTCATAAACGCGAATCTTACACGGTGCTTCTCGCCCATTGCTGCGTGTACGCGTTTGTTGTTGGCGGCCTAATGGCTTTACTAGGACGTCCAGAGTGGTGGAGATCAGCCAGTTTACTTGTAACTCATGGCATATTGGATGTGATCAAAATGCGACAGGAGGAGAAAGGGGATGATCCCTGGATTATGCCATGTGATCAATTGGCGCATCTGTTAATTATTGCGCTAGTGTGGTGGCCCAAAAGAGGAATGTAAAAACTTCCACATGAAGATTTTACCTACTAAAAAAAGGAGAGTAACGTGAAAACCAGTTGCATTTCCCATCCGGCCAAAACTCCCTTGGTGCTGGTACGCCAGGACCTGATTGATGTTTGCGAGGGCAACCTCTTTGCAGGCATCATCCTGTCTATCCTGGAATACTGGACCAATATAAAACTTGCCATACACAAACAAGTAGATGTTGAAAATCTCGCCAGGGAGAAGGAGGGGTTTCCCACCCTTGAGAAGGACTTGTGGATTTACAAGAGTGGCACTGATTTTATGACGGACAGCTTGGGGTTACTTAAGGAACACGATGTTACCCCTGCCGTCCGGTTATTGCAAGCCCTGGGATTCATCGAGATACGCACCAATCCCAAATACAAATGGGACCGCACACACCAGTACCGTTTGGTGGTTGAAGCAGTGCAGAAAAGTATCAATGGCCTCCAGCAAAAGCCCAAAAATGCGGTATCCATGCCGAACCAGTGCGAAATCAATGAAAAACCTGTGTCACTTCAATCGGAAGCGGATGCAGTAGCTATACCAGAGACTACTACAGAGACTACTCTCACAGAAAATAGAACATCATCATCATCAACAGGCGCGGCGCTCGTTTTTCAGAAATGGCAGTCTGTTCGAGGAGGAGCTGTAAATCAGCTAGATTGTCAACAAATAGGTGATCTAGCAGATGAATTCACGCCAGAGTGGGTAGTAGCTGCCATTGAAACGGCTAACGCTGCGCGAAACGACCGATTACCATCATTGCGATTCATTGAGTCCATTTTGCGACGTTGGAAACGAGAAGGGTTCCAAGCACCGATGAAGAAAAAACGAGAGCTAGACACACGAGAATCTAGGACGAAAACCATTATCGGTGACGATGCTATGTACCAACAACTGTTTGGAGCCACTCATGAAACGCCTGACCGATCAACAAAAAAGTGATCTGGCGCTGAGCAATATACAGGCTGAACAGGCCGTGTTAGGGTCTATCATTATCAGCAGTGATGCCCTGATAAATGTGCGTCACGTTTTGACCATTACCGATTTTGCATGGCCGCCTCATCGGGAACTGTTTGATGCTATGTTGGCTATTGGACAAACAGGTGTTGTTGACATGGTAACCCTGGAAGCCGAGTTGCAACGTAGATTGATTCTCGACGATATTGGATATCAGCAGGATTGGGGATTCTCATATCTGACATATCTGGTTAATGCAGTTCCTACCTCAGCATACGCTGAGTACTATGCACGCATCGTACATTCCTGCGCCCTACGGCGGCAATTAGTAAATGCCTGTGCAAAGACAGCGGAGGCTGCTTACAAAAACGAGGACCCCCAAGAGGCATTGACATTGGGACTGGGATTGTTGACCAACGTTGGGAAGGGCGTGGCAGTTACCATGCAAGCGTCATCTGACGCGATTGACGAGTTAAGTATCAGGGCCACGGAGTGGTTCGAGTCCCCTAAGGACCTGTGGGGCATTTCTACAGGGCTTTTGGATTTAGACCGATGGACTGGCGGGTTAGAACGAACTGAATTGGTCCTGCTTGCAGGCCGTCCAGGTATGGGAAAATGCCTGGGTAAAGGAACCAGGATAGTTATGGCGGATGGTAGTCTACGCGCAGTAGAAGATATACGCACGGGAGATAAACTGCTTGGGCCAGATTCCCGTTCGCGTCTCGTCCTTGGCACGACAAAAGGCCGAGGTCCCATGTATCGAATTCAGCAAACACACGGTCTCACATACAGGGCTAATGCACAACACACGTTGATATTAAAACGAAGCAAAAACGAGGGCGCTCACAAACATGGAGACATAAAACATATCACTATAGCCGAGATAATGAGTAAAGGTAAAAGTTTTACAGCGTGTTGGAAGGGATTTAAGGTTGGCATTGAATTGCCAGAAAGACCCGTTCCGCTGCCTCCGTATTTTTTGGGTTTATGGTTAGGCAATGGCAGATCAGATGGAGTTGAACTATTTACCCCATTTGATGAAATAAAGGATTGGATGTTTGCTTGGGCCAGAGAACGTGGAGAACAATTACACATATGGAAAAAGGACAATTGCTATGGTTTGAGAATAACCGGCGGAAAGGACAAAAAGGCGCGTCAGCACTCGGTGTTGAGTATGCTGCGCACGATGAACGTGTTGCAGAATAAACATATCCCTCAGGAATATATACAGAACTCTCGTGCCGTGCGCTTGCAACTCCTGGCAGGATTGATTGATTCAGACGGCTATTCGTGTCAACATTATAACGCTGCCCATGCACCAGCCTATGAAATCATGCAAAAGAACCAAGCGCTTGCAGAGCAAATTAAATACTTATGTGATTCACTCGGGTTTCATACGCATTTGAGTAAGAAAATAGCACGTATTAAACGAGTTGGATTTGAATGCGAGGTTTCCCGACTTTACTTCAGTGGGAATGTGGAGACCATCCCAGTTTTAGTAAAGCGACGTCAAGCAACAGCTAAACGTAGACGAACCGATTGGACAATGAGTGGGTTACAAATCAGTCCGGATGGCGAAGGAGAATTCTTTGGCTTTGAACTCGATGGAGACCCACAATTTTTGCTGGAAGATATGACAGTGTTGCATAATAGTGCACTGGCACTACAAATCGCTCGGCATGTCGCAAATCAAAAACTGGGAGTTTGCTACTTTTCGCTAGAGATGGGACAAACTCAACTCATGCTACGCTTGGCTTGTCAGGGAGCACGTTTAGACGCGGACCTTATACGACGTGGGAAAGCCAGTAAAGAGGAGCAAGAAAGGTTTTGGCAGGAGATGGCGGCGCTGACTACCTTGCCCATTTGGTGGTGTTGCAAGGCTGGCATGGAAATTGGCGAAATCGCCAATGAGGTAGCTAAGTTGCAAACGCGCCAAGACATTGCCTTGGTTATTGTAGATTATTTACAACTTATGTCATCACAGGGAGAGAATCAAAATATCCGAGTGGCCCAAATTAGTCAAGGATTGGCCAAGCTTGCTAAAAGTACGAACACGTGCGTCCTGGCATTAAGTCAGCTGAGTCGTGGCATTGAAAGCCGCAGTGATCCTCAGCCAAGACTAGCGGACCTGCGTGATTCTGGTTCGCTTGAGCAAGATGCGGACAAAATTCTCTTCCTGTGGCGCAAAGACGAGGTGTTGTCTAGTACTCCCAAAAACATGGTCGATGCTCCAATTACTCTGGCAAAAAACCGCAATGGGGTAGCTGGAGTGGCTATGTTCGACATGGGATTCATTGGCAAATGGACTTTATTTGTTGACAAGGAGAAGGGAGCTAGCAGTGACAATCCCTTCTAACGTATCCATCACAGTGTTAATTCCTGGCGAAATGCCAATGACGGTAAAAATGTATCGAACACGTTTGGCAAATGGTCAACAATGGTTTGCACGAGACACTCCAGAATCACAGAAGTGGTGGAATTCACATTCAAAGGCAGAATGTGAACGAGTGCAAGCTCGTTTCCTGACGCTACAAGACGCTGAAGATCATATCGAATATTGTGTGGAATTAGTCCTTGCATGGACTAGAAAGGAGAGTTTAGATGTACGAGATGCCCAGGTCGGCAGTGCATCGAATCGTGTTGTCCAAGAATGCCTATCGAGTATATTTAACTTGTAGACATAAGATAGTCTGTTCAGTCATTAGTGGAGACATGGAAGAAGTTTTTGCTGATGATGATTATGGCAGCTTAGACTGCTTTAGGGAATGCGAGTTGGACCAATGTCTAGTAAGACATATCACCAACGAACAAAAGAATATCGAAAAATAGAGTCGTGTAATACAAAATAAAAAGGAATGAAAAGGGAGGTTTACAATGCAAGTGCAGTTAACGGATAAAGGACGAGTAACACTTGAAACTCTGGAAAACGCACAAAGAGAATTTTATGTAACTAGTATGCTACCACGTTCTAGGGAATTTGAACTGGTGTTGGAACCCCAAAAGGGATGGACTATGACTAATGAGACCTTGCTGTTCTTAGGTCGAGGAACAAACTTTAACTCTCCAATTAATCCAATACCCTCTATAGCATCTGAACTGCAAATTAATACAATACCCTCTATAGCATCTGAACTGCAAAGTATATATGAACTCCCCTCAATGGTCTTTGAGGAAGTCTTATGGGAACTCGTACAGCATGACCTGATTGTCCTTTCGAATACAACGGCTTATTCGGAAGAAGTAATAACTTGGCTCAGTGATACAGCGAAGCTCTTTGCGCATCCTAGCCGCTGGGTAATTCTGAGTGAACTAGAACGACATAATTCATGTACTAGCCGCGATTTGTGCGCTGCACTCGGTGGCGCAGGTGTCATGACCATGCGTCAACATCTATTACCACTAATCGCGGCACAGTTCGTAGAACAACGACGACCTGGACGATGGATCGAATACAACTTGGTTCCTCTCATGTTATACACATATCATCGTAGACTGACTCGTCACTTGAATTTGATCTAATGGGAGAGAATCCCATGTTACCAGACTCCGTTGTAAATAACTTCTTTCGAGGAGTGTTTGCGCACTGGAATGTGTCTGGGGACTATACGGTACTCGTGGACGAAAATGGGCAAAGTTTTCGAGCAACAACCTTGTTGGAAATAGAGGTAGCCTTGGACAATGGAGCTGTCAGCTGGGCCCCAATAATTTATACAGAAAAACCTGATTCTCCTTTAACCACTCTTTTTTGTAGCATCGGATTCCAAACACAGGAAAAATGGCCAGTAGGAGAACGGGCCGTATCCTGGTTTGCCCTTCCTCCATCAGTTGTTGCTACCTGCGGCACAGGATTTTATACCCTGTGGTTTTTGAAACATACGATGCCCTTACCAGACACATTACATGCGTCCGACAGTTCCACATGCCAAATAATTTCCCCTGGTAATATGCTCCCTGTGCCAGGACGCTCTAATCAAAAGGGACAAAATGTCAGTCGAGTGCTGTATTATAACGTAGACGTGAGTTATGCACCATCTGACATTAAGGCGGCTACAAGGGTTGGCACTAGCACGTTACTACAAATCTTGAGTCGTCGTGATTGGAATAAAAATGTCTTTGAAGAAAACAGACAGCTCATCACAAGTTTAAAAATTGCTGGAATGAGCACTCTTGCCATCGAGAACATTTTTTCTTGTCAGCCCATCGGGGATTCCTTTCAAGAAATACGAGGGTTAACATTTTGGCATGGTTGGCTAGATCACTTTTTAAGATGGATCGTTGATAACTATCAGCACAAAACTTTGCCTTCCAACATCGCCTTCTTGGATCAAAACACTAATACGATTTGGTTTTCCTTGCGCAGGGCGCTAGAACACCATTATCGTAAATTGGGAGACAAAGGATTTACATTACCAGCTCCTAACCAAGTTTTCAGACTAATGGAGAATCAAAGTAACATAGTGGGAGCTGGAGGATATGTTAGAAAACCAGTGTATCGTGAAGAAATAGAAGGAGTTCCCATGTTGGTCTGGGGAATTGATCTAGAGTCCATGATCAAAGCGGGGTGCTTGTCCTAAAAATGATACAGCCCATCCGTGGCTGATGGGCTGTATCACTCCGGAAGTAGACAGTGTGGGCAAGGGGACGCCACAAGTATACACTCTTTCTGCCCATAAGTCAAATAGGAGGTAGACGGTGAAAATTATTCATTTTGCAGATGCGCACCTTGGAGTAGAAACATATGGCAAACTTAATCCCCAAACGGGGTTAAACACACGAGTAGAAGATTTTTTGCACGCATTGGACGAAATCGTACACTATGCAATAGAATTTAAATGCGACGCAGTGTTATTTGCGGGAGACGCTTATAAAACCCGTGAACCCAATCCAACTCTGCAACGCGAATTCGCGAAGCGCATGAAACGGCTATCTGACTGTGGGATCATAGTTATGATGATACCTGGGAACCATGATACGCCAGTGGCGCTGGGCAGGTCCCATTCTCTGGGAGTATTCTCTGTTCTCGGAGGACAAAATATTAAGGTGTGTTACGAAGGCTATTATGTCATTGACACAAAAAGTGGACCGTTACAAATCGTTTCCTTGCCATGGCCAACTCGTTCTAACCTATTAGCCCGTAATGAATGTGATGGACTATCGTTAATACAGATAAATACCTTGATGCAGGAACGCATCAGGACTTTGTTGGAAGAAAGTTTTGCGAAATGTGAACCTAGATATCCAACCATTGTCCTGGGGCATGTTACGATTGCTGGCTCTATATATGGATCAGAGCGTATCGCATTCATAGGACACGAGTTAGTGCTACCATTAGATATTTTCCGCCAGTTTAATGTAGATTATGTTGCCCTTGGACATATCCACAAGCAACAGATGCTTTGCTTGGACCCTCCTGTTGTTTATAGTGGAAGTATCGAACGGGTTGACTTTGGAGAAGTGCACGACGAGAAGGGTTTCATGGAAGTAATCCTTGCTCCAGGAACAAAACCGGTTGTTACTTTTATTCCTGTGCATTCACGTCCCATGGTGGACGTGGAGGTTACTTGTAACCATGACAACCTTGTAGATGTTTTCCAAAAAGCAGTCTCTCAGACTGCCGTAAAAGACGCAATCGTGCGTGTCATTTTGCATGTTCATTCAGAGGAAAGCGCCACCTTGCCCGATAAGCTAATCTACGAAATCCTAGCAGAGGCACATTGCGTGGCACGTATCATTCGAGATATTCCTCGAGAACAACGACAACGCTTGCCAACGGAAACGGACGTTTTGGCCCAATCTCCCTTAGATGCTTTGCGCATTTACCTAGGGACAAAAGAGGACTTGCCTGAACAACGTGTAACGCAATTGATGGATATGGCAACTCAAATAGTCACTGCCAATGGAGGCGTTAAATGATCCCTCTGCAATTAACACTGAACAATTTCTTGTGCTATGAGGTTGCGACTCTGAATTTGGACGGGCTACATTTTGCTTGTCTTACTGGAGAAAATGGGGCAGGTAAATCCAGCATTCTGGACGCCATGACCTGGGCGTTGTGGGGTAAAGCAAGGACACATAGCGACGACAACCTAGTGCATAGTGGCGAAGATCGTATGGCAGTGAGTCTTACATTTGACATAAATGGAGTGAAATATCGCGTACAGCGTATGCGAGAGATAGGGAAACGTGGCAAAAGCATTTTGGAGTTGCATACCATTGATCCTGCTCATGCCTTAACTGGCGCTACTATTGCCGAGACTCAAACGCGTATTAACATGATTCTGGGCATAGAATATGATACCTTTATCAACTCTGCCTTGTTACTTCAGGGACGAGCAGATGAATTTACATTAAAAGCGCCAACAGAACGCAAGCGCATTTTGGGTGATATTCTGGGACTTGGCCAATATGATACGTATGAAGCCATTGCCAAGGAACATGTACAACGACAAACTGCGACATTGGCTATTATAGAAAGCCAAGTTGCCAGTTTGAAAGAGGCTGGTTCTCTCTTGGGAGAACGCGAAAAGGTCCATAATGCGACTGTGCAAATAGTAGAAAAAGCTCGTTCGCATCTGTCAGAAACAGAAAACGCATTGCGCAAGCATGAACAAGACCTTGCTATAATTGTGCAGAAAGAGCACGAATTAGAATTTATCAAACAGGAATTGTTTAACGAGAAGAAGCGGAAGGACACTCTTGTCGGAGAGATAACTCGAATTGACACAGAATATACAGGAGCATGTAATCTCTTGGCTCGACAAAAAGACGTTGAGGATGGATACAAACAATGGCAAGAGGCCGACAAAATAGCAGAACAAGAGAGGGAAAAATACACTCAATATGTTGATTTGAAAAATCAATTACAAGAAACCACAAAGGCTATTGACATCGCGCGCAACGAACTTTGCACAAAACTATCACATGTGCGTCAAAACTTATTGGATTTAAACAAAATTGTCGATACTCTCCCACTCTTGCGCGCAGAGCTTCAAACGGTTGAGAAGGATATTGCTGCAGGAGAAGTGATCAAGGAACAGATAGAATCGTTGCAAGAACAACGTTCCGTCCTGCTTCAAAAACATGTTCGGGCCGAAGCCTCTCTCCCTGTATCTGACGTGCTACTTAAGGCAAAACAGAGAATCGTACAGCTACAAGATGAATCCAGTATGTGTCCTGTTTGCAAACAACCTCTAGATTCCAATAAACGACAACAATTGCTCTCTGAGGCAGAGGAGGAGTTGCGCGTTCTAACAGATACACTGGAACAGTGTAAACGTGAGATCAATAGTCTTTTTTTAGAAATTCAGGAGAATGAACAGAAGATCCAAAAACTACAATCAAACGCGACAATGCGTGGATTACCCGAAAAAAGAGGCAGCTTGATGACACAAATCGTTGCTGCAGAAGCTGCTTTTAACAATATTCATCAGATTGAAAAAGAGGAACAAGACCTGGTAGAGCAATTAGCCACTGGTATATCGTGGAGGAACTACACGTCCTGTGAGCAAGAACTTCACAAAGCTTTCTCTGCCTTAAACTACAACTATGCTACTTTTTCAAATGCACTTGAAGTAAAAACAAAATTCGAACAGTTCCGTACAGCGCATAACGATTTAGCGTCTGCACAGGCCATACGAGACAAAGATGCTGAAACACTGACGCGGTTACGAAAAGAATTGGCCGATCTGGTTGCTAAATTGGAACAATATGAACACCAAGCGCATGACCTGGGGATTCATGTTGCCCAAAAGAAATCCCTAGAACAAGTAGTAGCGAATTCTACGCTAGACGTAAAAGATGTTCGGCGCAACCTGGAAAAGGATCAGCGCGATGAATGTTTAGCCGCAGAAGAGTTAAATAGATGCCAAAGTGCAATTGCACAACTTTCATATGTTCAATCGCAATATGACGCAATGGCTGACACGTTACAACTGTATAAAACTCTTGCTCTGGCATTTGGGAAAAAGGGAGTTCAAGCCCTCCTGATTGATCAGGCAATTCCAGAAATAGAGACAGAATCCAACGATTTGCTCAACTGCATGACCAATGGGCGCATGTCATTGCGCCTTGACACGCAACGAGAAACAAAGTCGGGTACTACAATTGAAACGCTAGACATTTATGTAAGTGACGAAATGGGCGAACGAGTATATGAAGTGTTTTCTGGTGGAGAGGCTTTTAGGATCAACCTTGCACTACGTATTGCCTTAAGTCGTGTCTTGGCTAGACGCGCAGGCACTAGGTTACAAACTATCATCATTGATGAGGGGTTTGGCACACAAGATGACGAAGGCCGCCGCCGATTGTTGGAAGCTATCCGTTCGGTACATGATCAATTCGCCCTTGTGCTTGTTGTAACACACATCGACGAATTGAAGGACGCCTTCCCTGTACGCATAGAGGTAACGAAAGGGCCCCATGGGTCCCAAATTACAGTTCAATGAAAGGAATATCATGAGTAGAAAAGCGAATGCCTCTGTGTCAACAGTTACTTATCGCAGACTTGTAAGTATTCCTTATTTGCATCAACATCATGCCATTGAAATCACATTAGTGCCAGGAGATGGGCAAAGTGCCGAAGAGACTTTGCAACAGGCTATCTATTGGGTCAATCAACACTTAGTTAAAGTGATTGAATCTGCCAAATTCGAGGATCAAATGAATAAATCACAGAAAGCAGATGCTGCTACATTTTCATGTTCCTGGCCAGGAGAGGTGGATTACACGCGGACAGTCGAGCAATGAGTCAACCAGGGTTTAAGTGCACATCATGTGGCGCTTTGTGTTTGAAGGGCGAAGAGGGGCCATCTCTCTACATTTGTACGAATTGTAAAAAGGAGTTTGTTTGTAATGGGCATACTGCTGATCAGAACCTCTGTCCTCGTTGTACTAATAAGCAAGGACAGAGAGAAGGGTATCGATGCCCCTCTTGTGAAATAGGATGTTTAGAGGAGGTAGAAGTAAAACAATGTGAACACTGCGGCAGGTTGATTGAATGTGACCTTCGCATGCCCTAAAGGAAGGAGGTGATGGAAACAGCATATTGGGGTTTGTATAAAATGTCTATACGCTGAATGATAAATCAAGGGAGGATACAATGAGTTTCGACAAGTTGGCCACGTTTATTTTGAATGCGTTGGCTGTAAAAGAAGTGAAATATATCGTCTACACCGTGGCGGCAAATGTCATATTGGCCGTAGCGGCCAGTATCAAAACGGGGACTTTCCGCCTTGGTTATTTGGCAAACTTTGTAAAATCAAAGTTGTTGCCATACCTTCTCGGTTTTATGGCGGCTTTGCTGGTTGCACAGGTACAAACCAATCTCTCGTCACTGCCTACTGCGATATGGGCGGCCATAGAACTCGCTTTGATTGGAGATATTTTGAGCGCATTGAAAGAAATTGGGTTGCCCGTGCCAGAGCAACTCACATAGCATAACAGACGGGGTCTCTAGACGAGACCCCGTCTACGAGAACGGCTTGGCATTATAGCAATTTCCCGAGGCTACTAAAAAGGAGCTTGGAAATGCGGAAGGTGCAAACGGGGACTCGAATCATATATATCCCAGAAAACGACATATTCGAGTTTTGGTTCGTCTATGGGCTAACAGAGATAAAAGTGGGAGAGATTGCAAAAGAAGCAGTCGCTAGTTCCAACGCTTGTCATAACTTTGCCACCGCCATGGCGCGTATTGCAGCAGATGATATTTATGCTTATGTACGTTGCGAGTTAGAAAAGCAGCGAGAAGCACTTAAACATGCCTGATAAACTCTGGAAGCAACATGAACGCCATATCGCAAAACGCTTTGGTTCTGCACGCACTGGACCTCAAGGTAAGGAGGGGCCAGATGTAATTACAGAATGGCTTTGCATTGAAGCAAAGGAACGCGATCAACTTCCGGCATGGCTTGATGACGCGATCCAACAAATTACAGCTTGTACACCACAAGACAAACTTCCCGTGGTTATCCTGCACGGGAAGGGTCGAAGGCATGATAATGATCTGGTAATTCTACGTCTCAAAGATTTTGAAGATTGGTTTGGAGGAGAAAAACATGGGGAAATGGAAATCAGACAATAAATGGGAAACTGCCGAATTTAAGTGGCGCCCAGGAGAGACTCCCGATATTGCCGGTTTTATGAAAACTCGCCTTGCCGCATTGGGAGAACTTGAGATGTTGGGACAAGTGATCCCCATCGTGTATCATGAAACTGGAGAAGGTGGTGGCACGAACCACTTGATCATTTTGATACACGTCTTTGGCACTTCATATTTATGTTCACCCACTTTAGAAGAAATGGCATTGCCTATCAAGAAACCACGCAAGCAGCGCACTACAAAAGCCAAGAGCAAGGTCTGACGGTGGTGGCGGGGGACCTTCTACCTCCTTCCGTCAGGCCCTGCTCTTGGCTTGCAACGCGTGTTTGGACCATTCATCAAACATGCGTTGTTGCGCATATAGTGATGCATCAACGATAGAGGTTGTTTGTGGTATCTCTCGGCATTCAGCCCAATCACTCATAGCTAGCGCGGCTTCATATAGCTTGTTAAAATACAACCAGCGCGACATATGAATGTAAGCGTCTTTCCATGTAGGGTGTATGCGAGCCGCATTAGCAAATTCTGTCCAGGCCGATGGCCATGCGCGAATCTGTGTATAACATTCTCCCCTTCTAATATGAGTTTGATAACGCATGTCATCCCACGATGGCAGACCAAGGGCTAACCCATAAACTCTAATGGCATCTTCCCACCTAGATTTCCAGTAAAATTCATTGCCATAATTATAAAAATCCCGAGCCTTCCATTCCTGAGGAGCTTCCCTAAGCCATTCCTCAAAAATGTCTAAGTTGCGATCCGTGTTCACAACTCGTAGACCTCGCTGATGCCGGATACTACACTCAGTTCTTAGTGGCCATTCCCCTCCAGCAACATATACTTCATGCACTCGGCACTTCCATGTTCCTGGAATATCTAAATTCACCACGCGCTTCTGCCAATATGTAATGCTCTCGAAGTTGATCCGTAAATGTGCCCCTGCAACTCCTGTCTTTTCTAAATCAGCACATAATCCACGCAGATTACAACCATCAAGTATTACATCGTCGGCATCCATGATCAGGGCCCATTTAGCTCCCTCATTTCTGGCCAGTTGAAAGGCTTGCGTTCTAGCTAGAGAAAAATCCTTTTTCCATGTTTGGGGCTGAATGACAACCCCATTGTCATGTAATATTTCCTCGGTGTTGTCCTCACTAGGGCCAGCCATTACAGCTACTACCTTGTCTACATACACCAATATCGAAGTTAGTGCACGTTGGAGAGTTTCTTCTGCATTGCGTACGATCATGGCTGCTACTATCATTTTATCCTCTTCATTGAAGCAACTCAGATGAATTATTTCGCAATAAGAACTCAATGGCATTAAGTTTATCTTCTAGTATCACTTTTAACCCCAGAAGACTTCTTTCAAGGATTTGGTGTTCGGTAAGCTTTTTGACATGCCGTATATTTTGCAAGGCGCGCGCAGTTGTTATTGCATGCATAACTGCTGCCGGTAGACGAGCTAAACGATCTTTCAACAAGTAATCATAAACTCCCAATTTAAGATACTCTACTGCCTGCTCATCATTTAACACTCCTGTAATGACAATAATTGGAACAAGTGGCATTTGCACTCGCAGGAGTTCTAATGCTTTAAATCCGGTCCAGCAATATAGTTGATGATCAAGAATGATAATATCTGGACTTGGAATCACTTTAATGACATTCCAGAACTCTTCGCGTGTGCCAGCACGCGCCCAAACCAATGTTATCCCAGCCTGTTCTAAGTAACGTACAACCAGCGCGGCAATCTCCTCTTCATCTTCTAGAAACAGAATGTGTAGAGGAGTCGTCATCGGGCCCCCTTTTAATCAGACGTTCACTGATCATCGTTTCAATACGAGTTAACCGAACATCCATATTCCTGGCTAATTCTCCGATAGCAATCTCCACGTTGTGAAGTTGATTTTGTTCTTCCAATTGTAATTCAGATAGCCTTTTTTCTACTTTTTCTACGCGAGTGTGCAATACATTCATGCTTGTGTGTACATAGACATAGATACCCATAATGGCTATGCTCAGGGAGACAACAAGCGCAATGTCGGATAACTGCATGATACCTCCCCTATCTAACGACTATTCCAAATTCTGAAGCATTAAGATTAGCTATTGTCCAAGCTCCCACAGCGATGGGGTCTGTAGCCAGCATTTCATTCAATAAAACATACGATGTTGTCAGGGCGATATCCGAACCCTGGCTATCTGTTGCAGAGCGTCGTAAAATGCGAGCCAAATTAGCTGTAGTCGCAGAAGTTTTTGCTCTAGCATACCATTTGACTGTTCCAACTGTTCCAGCCGTAGGAACTACACTGGACATAGCATATGTATCTATGGTATCTAGCACATCTGAGGATACATAATCTACATCACTGGCAGGTACTTCATTAACGCACTCCCAGTTTGGCGCCGTAGAAGGCGTAAGTTGTGCATAGTTGCCTGCATCTGCGGGTAGCAACGGGTATAGGCCAACTCGACCTGGGTAGACTGCCGAATCGATAACTACATCATCCAAATAACCAGTCATGCCCTCATTGTTTGTAGTGCCAGAGCCTCCAAACCTAACATAACGACATAGGGCGGACCCAGACACGGCAGTATTCTTGCCAGTGGCTTCGATAACTTGTACGCCATCGATTTTTAAACGTACAATGCCAGCCGAGGAGTGAAACTTGATATACCATTCTAGATAATGCCACGTCTCTGGTTTCAGGAATCCACCCCGTGCCATGGCTGCTGCAGAATTATTGCCCCCTCGATAAATCATTTCCCCTGTCATTGGCCAGACACCCAAAGACATGTTTACTGTACCTGATCCATTCAACCACATAGCTAATTGGATGCTATTGTAACCCCAGGTTGTTGTCCAATAAAACGCAAATCCTCCGTATAACTCGGAATACGTTGTGCCCAAATCCTTGCGCATTTGCTGATTGTATGCGCCTATTTTAAAGCAACGGTTTCCAGAACGGTGTGCTTCATCTACATTTGTTCCTGCGGCTATTTCCCATTCATCAACTCCGCCCGTTTCCGCTCCAGACATAAATAGGCGTGTCATTTCACAACCACTCCTGCTTCTGTGGAATTTAACGTAGAGACCGTCCAGATTGTCGATGTTGCTGGATTAGTTTCTAAGACTTCACTAACAACCTCTGTACTAACATCAATGGGAATATCACTACCTTGGTAATCGCTCCCTCCAATGCGAAGCAACCTAGCTACCTTGGAGGCACTAGACTCGGTAGCACGCACTCTTGCCTCCCAACGTATGGCATTAATTGTAGTACTAATAGCAGGCATATCTTGCATTTCATAGGAATCCTTCTTATCTACTGTAGCGGATGCCACATGGTGCACGTCATCTGGGGGCACATGATTTACGCATTCAAAGTTGGACCCCGCGCTAGGAGTTAATTGGGCGTAGTAACCATTTGCCACCGGTTTAAGTCCCAGGATACCTCCTTGACCAATCCAACTATTGTTGACCGCCCCCGCCGTGTCATTGATGGCAAGATCGTCAAAGTAGGCTTCCAAATTGGTTGTAGCAACCCAGAAACCGAATTCGACCGACTTGACCCCAGCATCATTGCCGTACTTTGTGTTGCCGCTATAATCGATGACTTGACTGCCATCAATCTTGACTTGCATGATCCCGTTCGGAGACGCTGCGATCTTGGCGTGAACTTCAATGCAGTGCCACTGGTTGAGTTCCAGGGCACCGCCGTCTGCCGTAACCCCAGCAGATACGGTAGAGTAACGATACTCTAACTTCTTTGTGTCAGATTTGCGCGTGAAGCACGCAATGTTAGCCTGGTCAGAATTGCCAAGACATAGGAAGCAACCTGATCCGGTCTGGGCAACAATGTAGATACCAAAACGAATGTAAATCTCTCCGGTCAACGTGCTCAGCACGGCCATCACCGAGGAGTTGCCAGGGGAGTACATGGAGTAGTTCCCTGTTCTCTTCTGCGTCGTAGATGCAGAGGGAGCGGGATCTCCACGTGGTTGTGACATAGCGGCTATCGAGCCCGCCTCGAATCCGCATAGAAACAGTCTTGTCATCAGATCACCGCCATGCCAGAATCTACGGCTGGTGCACAATGCGGAGGTTTGGGTTGTGGAACAATGGGCAATTCTATATCTACCTCTATAAACAATTGTGTGCACTGCCGCAAAGAGCTGGTAGATTCAATATCTGCAATCACAATTAATTGTGTTATTGTACGTACTGGATTAGCCATGGTTAACTCCTCGTATATGAGAGCAATACAGCAATTAACTGGGCATCGCCAGCAAGATCATCCTCGCTAATGTCACGCATGATTTCAAATAACACGTGTTCTCCTGCAGTTGGCGTGCCTGCAAGAGTAATCGCTGCACTTTCCGTACTAATATGTAAATACTCGTCAGCTTGCCAAGTGTCAGTTACAGATACTGTTCCTCCCAGGGCTTGATCCAAGTTTTCATTATCTCCCCAGGAACGTCCGCTGATAGACCAACATACTGTTTTATCAATACCGCCTATGCCCGATAAACATGTCCAGAAGAACTTGGCATGCAAGTGCCCTCCATCCCAATCAGACGGCATTACAATCTCAGCCCATTGTGCAAACTCATCTGTCGTCATATCAAAGGCTAGGGCATATACATCAATGTTGTTTCCAGATAAACCAGCAATCTTGGTAGCCTCTGCGCAACCGTTAACTGAGCGTGGTGATCCACCCCGTGCTGTTAGGACTATTTGGCCAGCTACGGCAGGTCCAGTTGGGCCAGTTGGTCCATCTACTCCAGTTGGTCCTGTTGGGCCATCGGGCCCTGTTGGACCTGTGGCACCATCTATTCCAGTTGGGCCAGTTGGTCCATCTACTCCAGTTGGTCCTGTT